GATTGCCAACACGGCTCATGGTCGTGACGTTGCTAACTTGGCTGCCGGTCAGTTCATCAAGGGTGTTTCAATCCGAGGTGAGTGGATGGGCGAGCCCCGTTCTACGCTTCACACAGACGGCGAAGAAGCCACCACAGCCGACGACCTTGCTGTCCACGGCATTGACTTTACAAACAGCCCCGGCGTTGAAGGCGCGGAGATTCAGTACGCTGAACTTTCGGAATCCTACGACCGACACGCAATCTACGAATCCATTGAAGACGTAGAAGTTGTTGAGCGTTTCTCTGCTCTTGAGCAACTGGCAGACGAGAAGGACGCTTCAAAGCCTTACGGCGATGTTGACTACGCCGACCCTGGTTACCAGAAGGACAAGAAGAAGCGTTACCCAATTAACACCGCCGCGCACGTTCGCGCCGCTTGGTCTTACATCAATCAAGGTGACAACGCCAATCTCTACACCGCCGCTCAACTTGCTCGCATTAAGACGCGCATCAAGTCAGCCGCCAAGAAGTTTGGCATCAACATTGTCAGCGAGCAAGAAGCGCTTGCTTTTGACATTCAACAAGTTCTCGAGGCTTACGCCTCAATTGCTCTTGTCAACGACGACGACAGCATCAGCATTACCGGTTACGCAACAGACCCTCACCAGTTGAAAACGGTTGCTAACCGAATCGCTTTTGGAGCCATTGCCGCAATGCACGCAATTGACCCAGATGACGACGGAGACATTTACCTATCTAAGCCTGATTGGTCACAGGTAGATGCAACCGGCGACGCTGGGGGCATGGGACCGGAAGACGAAATGTATAAAATAGACGACAACAACATGGAGTGCGCTGAGTGTGGCTGTGAATGCTACGAAGGCGCCGTCCACTGTCACATGTGCGGAGCACTTCTGCCTGCCTCACCGGCAACAGATGCGCTTGGCTGCGGCACTTGTGGAGCATCAACTCCGCAGGACGCCATGTATTGCCCCACTTGCGGGGACCCCGTACCACAGGCAGAGTCAAGCGACGATGCCCTAACCCAAACAGAGGAGGAAGTCACTATGACTGACGACCAGACTACTGCTGAGGCTCCGGCTGAGGAAATTGCGCTTGAATCAACCGCTACCCGCACCCTGACCGACGCAGACCTTATGGCCTTTGCCAGCATCATTGCTGCTGCGCTTAAGCCTGTCGAATCAACACCCGAAGAAGAAGTAACCGCCGAGGTTGCTCCCGAGGAAGAGGCCGCTGAAGCACCTGCTGAAGAGCCCGCTGCCGAGGAGCCTGCCGCCGAGGTTGCTGCTGAAGAATCTATCGAATCACAGGAGAACACCGTGAGCGAAAACACATTTACCGCTGAACAAGTTGCCGCAATGATTGCAGAAGCCGCCGCTAAGGCCGCTACTGAGGCTGTTGCCGCTGCTAAGCAAAGCGCTGTTGAGACGTACCGCAACGGGGGCCAGACCTTCCGTAAGGGCTTCGCAACCAGCGGTTCAGTAGGAAACGACGCCTCTGACTTGTCAGAGTCGGAGGAACTGGACCCTCGCAAGTTGGCTGAGATGAACTCTTCAGCCTTCCGTAAGGTTCAGGCAGAGGCATGGGGCTCGACTCCATTCTTTGCACACAAGTTTGCCCAAGCCGACCGCGGCTACTAAGCAAAGTATTACCCAACCAACCTATCCAAAATATTTAAGGAGAATTAGCCATGGCTAACGATTTGGAAGAGGCCCTTACTGCCGCGGGTGCTGCTGCACTCGTACAGAAGCAAATTGACCCTGTATTGCTCGAGTACCAGCGCCGCTACGCGCCACTGGTCCGCGCACTGCCTACGGTCAAGTGGGGCTCAACAGTTTACTACTTCAACAAGCGCACACAGTTGCCTTCTGGTGGCTTTGTCACCGACGGTGGTGCTCGCGCTGTTTCAACCTCTAACTACGCCCAGGAGAACTTTCAGATTCGTCTGCTCCAAAGCGTTGGTGCTGTCACGGGTTACTCACAGGCTGTTACCGCAGACCTGATTGGTGACCTCCGTGCCCGTGAAATCGAGGGCGCTGCCCGTGGTTTGTACTGGGACATGGAAACGGCGCTTATCTGGGGTGCTGAACTGCCCACAACAAAGGGCCCATACCCTCAGTTTGACGGTCTTGACGTCATCTGTGCATCATTTACTTCGTCCCCAACCGGCGGTCCTACACAGGGCATCGGTGGCGGAACAATTGACAACTACGGCGGCGCTTCGGGCACAGCCGGTTGGGGTGCTCCCAACTACAGCCCGTGGACTGACGGCGTAGACCAGAACGCTATCAACGCTGGTGGCGCTCAACTTTCACTTGGTGGTCTTGACCTCCTCATCGACCTCGTTGAATCGAACGTCGCTGAGCCCGTCGAGAACTCGGAGTGGATGTTCGTCATGTCCCCCGCTGCTAACAGCCGTCTGTCGCAGTTGCTCATCAACCAGCAGCGCTTTGTCGACCAGGTTGAGATTTCTTCCGGTTTGATTGTTCCCACATACCGTGGCGTTCCAATCGTGAAGTCGTCCTTCCTTTCGCCTCGTACCAACAAGATGGTCACAGTTGTTGCAACTGGCTCGACTGCTACTGGTACGCTTGCCGCTGCTACATACAACTACGTTGTGTCGGCAGTTATCGCTCGCTTCGGTGAAATCCAGGGCTCGACCGCCGCTACCGCAACTCTTGCTGGTGCCGGTAACGTTACGCTGACCTTCTCGACCCCAGTTGGTCCTGAAGGCGCTCAGCCTACCCACTACAAGGTGTACCGCGCTACCGGTTCGTCGCCTGCCAACACGGCCTACACCCTCGTCGGTATGGTTGACGCCAACTACCTCGACTCGTCGGGCAACATCTGGCCTGTCACTCAGATTGTGGACAACGGCGCTGGCCTTGTTGCAACTGACGGCACGCACGCTACGTCCGCCTCATCGGGCTACTTCTACGCCAACACTGGCCTGAACCCTCTGACCGCCAACGGTGAGCAGAGCATCTACCTCATGTCACGTGACCCGAACTACATCGTTCGTCCTCACGTCCGTGAGATGCAGCCAGTGAACGTGTTCCCGACCACTGCTTCGCCCGACAGCCTGCCGTTCGCATTCGTTGCGGACACCACGCTCGCCGTTCGCGCTCCGAAGTACATCGGTCGCTTGGCTAATGTCAAGGCTGCTCTCGACAGCACCGCTGGTAACGGCATCCTGCCTACCAACACGTCGTACACGCCTAACTTCATTGTTGACTAATTTAGTCAACGTGTGGTTACGGTTTAAGTAGCACACAATTCTAGTGTGGCGGGCGGGGCCCCTCGTTCCTCCCCCGCCCGCCGCGCTGGATTTCCCGAAAGGTTTAAAATGACTTTGCTTGCAAAGAACGAGCCAGGCGGCGCTGCCGGACTGGTTTGGGAAAAAGCAGGAGCGGAAGGCGCCATTGAGATTCACCCTCAGTTGGCCCAAGAACTTCTTGCCATTCCCGGAAAACTATTCTTCGTTGTTGAAAAAGAATTGAAGAAGGCCGAAGAAGAAGTAAAGGAAGCGGTCGAAAAGGTCGTTACCAAAAAGGCAGCCCCCGAGGCACCTGCCGCTGAAGAGAAGGTCGGAGACGACCTCTCAGATGCCTTAGAAGCAACATCACCAACTAAGCGACGCGCAACAAAGGAATAGGTATACCATGGCAAATAACGGGTCACAATATTCGGACCCCGTTGCTCTTGCCACGGTTGCCGAGTTCTCAAAGCGCTATCCTGAATTGGTTGTTGACTTGGATGCGACAACTATTGCGGACATTCTTGTTGAGGCAACTGCCCACCTTGAAGACCTTACAGGTCGTCGTCTTGCTCCTTTCAAGGGGCACATTTACCAAGACCGTCTCTTTGGGATTGACCCAGGTGAGTACGGCAACAACGCCGACATGCCGATGGACATTTTTGGTTCATTGGGCATGTCACAGGCTATTGCACTTGGCGCCTCAACGCTCGTCCGCCACTTTTGGCTTGACCAGCACGCGCCGGCATACCCTGAACTATGGACTTACAACATTCAGTCCATGACCATTTACCGTACCTATGGTGACTACCAGCCAATTGACTTTAATCATGGTGGCGTCCGCGGCCCAGACGTAACCGACGGTCACGTTTGGATTCGACTAGGTACATTTGCCCCCGAGGGCTCACGAATTGAAGTTGTTTATGACGGCGGTTATACAAACGGCATTCCACCGTCATTGCGACGTGCGTGCTTGTTCCAAGCCGCTAAATTTATTATGCTTGAATTTGAACCACAAACCCGTCGCGAGATGAACCTTGACGACATAGACAAGCAAATTAACAGTCTAATTGGGCCTTGGGTACGTGGTTAATGCCAGTTAAGACAATTGTTTACGGCAAAACGTCTAAATCGGAAAAAAACTTCGCTAATTTTGCAGCCCGGCTTGACATTATCAAGGAACGCCTTGAAGACCCACAGCCGGCACTAAACTCAATTGTTGCAGAGTTTGGCCTCATGGAAGCGCAACGTTTTCTTGATGGCGGTTTTGCTCCTGAATTTGGCATTAATAAAGCATGGACTCCTATTAGCAAGGAGCAAGGGTATAATCGCAATTCTGAGGGCGGAAACAAAAACACCGACCAAACCCTTTTGAATTTTGGTTATCTTGCTCGAGCCGCATCTAATCCCGAACTAGATTATGTTGGGGTTAAAGCGGTAAAGATGATTATTGACCCAACCCGGGAAGCGCCCAGGGGTTATTCTCATGGTCGCAACTATGGTGAGTTTCACCAACACGGATTAGGCCAAAACCCTAAGCGTGAAATTGTTACCATCACACCAGCGTTTGTTAAAATCGCTAACAAAATTATTAAAGTCTACGTGCTTGAAGGCGCAGGAAAAGAAGTTGACCGCAAAAAGGTTAACATTCCTTCTAACACTTGGCGTCGTGAAGACGTTAAAGCGGAACTCCGCAAGTACGAACGTCGAATGGAACGTCGCAAGGCGGGCCTTCGCACTTTTGGTGAAAGCCACATTATTCACAGTGGTCGCGGCATTCCCAAATACGAACAGCAGTCAACATTCCTTGGCGGCGGAAGACTTGGTAAGAGGGGCTACTAATGGCAAACAAAGAGTGGTGGACAAATTGGTCCATGACAGACCTTGGCGATGCTTACGGTCCGGTCTACGGCGGTCATTCAGTTCAAGAGGCTTTTTACAACACGCTTCAGACGTGGTTTCCAACTTACATTGCCGAATTCAATCGTGCAATTGGAAGTAACGTTCTTGCCGTTCCTTTTGAATATCGCCACCGCCCCGATTATCGCACACTGCCCCGCAACGCAAAGGCAGCAGTGTTAGTAACGGTTCCTGGCACAGCCGGGCAACCAGAGATTTACCAAAACAATGTTCGTGCTCACTTTCACGTTGACGTTATGGTGTACATTTATGGTACAACCGACTGGCAAGAAACAGAAGCACTTACACAGGCGTATGCGTCCTGTATCCGTACCTGCATTGTTCAAAATCGTGCCCTCGGCGGTCTTGCCGAAAGCACTATTTGGGTGGGCGAAGAATACCTTGAAGGCGAACACAGTTCCGGTCGAACAACCGGCGTATCGCACATTCGTTTCTTGGTTACCATCGGCAATGTAATGAACATCTTTGGTGGTGTTCCTGCTCCCTCTACAGCGGCCCCAGCGCCGTTGCCAGAAGTGGAAACGTACAACATTACCGTCGAGAAAGAATCGCTATGAATCAAATCACAATTCTAATCCAGTCGAACTATGTAGTATTTGACGACTTGGGGCAACCGATGGCACAAGGAGAAATCCACACTGTCAATCAGACGCCGGTTATTGAGGACCTTATCTCAAATGGTCAAGCCACTATTGTCCCTACGCCCGTAGTCGAAGCGCCGGTTCAAGAAGTAGCACCAAAGGCCGCCACAACAACAAAAAATTCTAAGAATCAGGAAACTGTTTCAACTAGCACAGGAGAAATCTAATGGCTCAAGCCCCAGGCACTTATGTTACAGTGACCGCTAATGCCGCCAATGTTGCAGTCCAAAACCCCACGGGTACTTGGTTTGCACTTGGTGTTGCCGCCGGTCCTGCCAACATTCCGGTCCCCGTTCAGTCAATGAACGACTTTAACGCCGTGTTCGGTCAGATTGTGAACGGTCAGATTACTGGTCGCTACACAACCGCCAACGTAAACAGCACATTGCTGTACGACGCCCTTGACACGTATTTCCGTGAAGGCGGCATGCAGGCTTACGTAGTCCGCGTTCAGCCCACTTCGACCGGTGTTGCCGCCACTTCCGGCACAACTGGTGGTGCCTGGACTCTTACCGCTAGCGGTAAGGGAACATGGGCTAACTCGTCAAGCGCCGCCGCCAACGGTGTTATCGTTACCGTTAACTACATTTCAGCCGGTAACTACAGCGCCACAATTGCGTACAACGGAAACATCAACGCTTCAATCACTGGTCTTTCTGGTGACACCGACATTATCAACTGGATTAACTCGCTGCCTCTTTATCAGGGCCTTGTTAGCGCCGCCTCGTCTGCCGGTGCTTCGACACTGCCGACCACAACCGCCGCGCCTCTCGTTGTTTACATGACCGGTGGTACGGACGTTGCTGTTGTCGACGTTGACGTTACAGCCGCTCTTGCTTCAATCACCGAAGCCTACGGTCCCGGTCAGGTTTCGTACCCCGGTAACACCGACGCTGCAATGTACGTTAGCCTTGCTAACCACGCCGCTGCCTTTAACCGTGTCGCCTTGCTGGACGCGCCCAACTCGGCCACCGCAACCACCGTTGCTTCCGCCGTGTCGACCTTCCAGGGCAACTCGAGCGTTACCGACCCTTCGTACGCCGCGTTTTTCGGACCTTGGCTGCTGACCCCCGGTAACGTCAACACCAACCCCTCGGCAACAAACCCCTACGCGTTTACTCGCACAGTCGCCCCTGTTGCTTTGGCTGCCGCCAAGATTGCACAGACCGACGCTGGACACGACTCAAACGTGCCTGCCGCTGGTTTGGTCAACGGTGCCGCCTCGTACGTGACTGGTGTTACTCAAGTTTACAGCGCCGCCGACCGCGGCACCCTGAACTCTGCCGGTGTGAACGTTGTTCGTAACGTACCTAACGTTGGCACAATCTGCATCTATGGCTTCCGCTCCGCTGCCGTGAACCCTGCTTGGATTTACTTCAGCAACGTGCGCTTCCGCATGCAGGTTGTCAAGCAGTTCGACGCCATCGCAGAAGGATACGTGTTCCAGGAAATCGACGGCAAGGGACAGTTGTTCTCGAAGTTGTCGGGTGCCCTCGGCGCTCAGTGCCAGGCATACTGGCTGCGCGGAAGCCTGTACGGCCCAACAGCCGGCAGCGCCTACGTGGTCAACGTTGGCCCAACGGTCAACACCCCTGCCACCATTCAGGCCGGTCAAATCAACGCTGTTGTGAGCCTCAAAATGTCGCCATTCGGTGAGTTTGTGAACATCAGCATTGCCAAGTACGCCGTAACCGCTACGCTTCCCCAATAATCAGAACTAGCCTTTAAGGAAAACAAATGTCATCAACAAATTACACCAACGCAGGGACACCTACGTACTTTGGTTCCGAGCAGCAGTTTCTTGTGTCGCTCAGCATTCTTACGGCGCCTTCCAACGTTACCTTCTCGAGCAACCTTGCTGCAAACGCATCCGTAACGTTCGACAAGTTCAGCGGCGGCGACGTGCAGAGCACAATCAACAAGCATCGTCCCGGCGGCATGGGTCCCGAGATTTCGTTCTTGGCCCTCCCCACGTACTCGGACGTTTCAATCTCAAAGGCTTGGAACACCGGCACAGACAACGCTCTGTGGCAGGACCTTACTAGCGTGATTGGTAACTCAATTGCGCAGGTCACGGTTCAGCCCCTTGACGACGGCGGTAACGCCTGGGGCGCTGCCACTGTCTACACGGGTCGCATCAACAAGGCTATGCCTGGTGGTACTGACTCGAACAGCAACAGCGTTCGTTTGCTTGAAGTTGGCCTTTCGGTCGAGACGGTTGGCCTTGTTACGGCTAACGGCGTCGGCTCCGATGGTTCGACCACGCCGAGCACCTCAATGGGCGCTTCTCTTTGGGGCACTCAAACAATCATCTAGTCTGATAGACTAGCAACATTATAAACCTTGGAGGAAACATGGTTGATTTTACTATTGACGGGCAAGAAATTTCTACGGCAACAGAGGGGGAGATTGTCTCTGCTCCTGCGGAAGCAACTCCCCTTCTGTCGCTGAAGAAGCGCCGTGAGCAAATTGTTAATGACTTGTACATTGACATTAAGGTTCCACGCTGGGACAACCCAGAACTTTACCTGCGCTTCAAGCCTGTTTCGGCAACGAAACTGGGCAAGACAATTGAGAAGTATCAAAACAAGGCAAAGGCCGACAAGAACACAGACTGGTCATTCTTGGCCAACGCTGAGATGCTTCTTGACGCTTGCATCGGTATCTACGCTGTTGTAGATGGCGACAAGGACAATAAGTTGTCGCTTCGTCCCAACGAGCCTCACAGCCCTTGGACGCGCTTTGACGAGGACATGGCCGCTGCGCTTGGTATTGAAGCCGCGCGCGCCACAGATGTTGTTGTCGCCACCTTCTTTGCAGAGGGTGACCTCATTGAAACGGCAAACCGTTTGTTCCGTTGGAGCAACATTGCCAACAATGAGGCTGACGAAACTTTCTAGAAGCCCTGCGCGAAGACCCCTACGTTGAATCGGCGGGGTATGCCGCATACCTAGGCATGGACCCAAACGTCCTACTAAGCCAGGGCACTGAAGACTACATGATTAGCATTGCCGTGCTTCAAAGCGCAATGAAATTAAAGAATTCAGAAAAAATCGAAGAAATCAAAGTTCTCGCGGAACTAATTGGCTATGAATTCGCAAAGAACCTAGCCAAGATTTTCTAACCACCAACTCCGCTTACAAATTTACTTGGGCGGCAGGACAGCCGCTACCTCTACGGGGGTAGCGGTTTTCTTGTTTATAAGGGCCAATTATGGACGAACAGTTAAGTTTTAATCTAGAGTTCCGCACGTCTGATGCGGTCAAAAATATTGAGAACCTTCAGGTCTCTATTGATGACTTGTCAACGTCGATGGACGATAACGTCAAAGTCGGTGCCGACCTTGTTAAAGGTCTTGACAGCGCAACGACTGCTTCTAGCGACTTAACTAAATCAATTAGCGACCTTGCCAAAGTCATGGCCGACGTTGCCAAGGCAAGCGAAGACAACGTAGTTGCTACGGACGCAAACACAAAGGCAACAGAAGAAGCCATTGCTGTTCAGGCAAAAGAGATTGAAGAACTTCGCGGCCTTATTGTTGCGTTGAACGAAGCCGCTGCTGCCTCACGTGAAATGGCTTCTGCGGATGTTGAATCCGCCTCCGCGGGCAAGGCGGCAAGCACCGCTCGCGCAGAGTCAACAAGCATTCTCACAAAACTCGGGAACCTTGGTACGCCAGAGTTGATGAAGGCTGCAACGTGGAGTGCCTTTGCCGTTGGCGGTATTGCATACGAAGCCGTCAAGCAATACGCTTCGTTCAATTCTGCTCTTACGCAATCAATTACTCAAGCCGGGCGCGCACAAAACAGCATGCCTTTCTTGAGCCAAACCGCAATGAGCATCGCTCAGCGTACCGGTATGCACCTTACCGACGTTGCAAACATTATTTACCGTGTTTCGTCTGCAACTGCCAACTGGAACAAAGGACTTGGTGCCACTAACGCGCAGTTGGCGCAAATGGCTCAGCAAACGGCAAACCTGAACGTTCTTGGTGGCGTTTCCGGCGGTGCCCCTTCAGAGCAGTCTGCCCGAATCATGGGTGCTGTTATGAATGCCAACCTGCAAGGTGTTGGCACCAGCGCCGCGTCCGCAGCCGCGTGGGTTAACGCATCGGTCGGTGCTGGTGACATTAAGCAATCAGAGTTTATCTCTGCCATGGGTCGAGGTCTTCTTGCCTCTCTGTCGGCACACAATATCTCTGCTTCCAGTGGTTCTGCGTTCGTTGACCTTCTGACGACATTGGGTACGCCAGGTTCAACCGCTGGTCAGTACGCAAAGACTGCGCTTACCCTGATGACCGCGCCTAGTGCGCAGGGCTCAACCGCTATGTCCATGCTTGGCATTAACGTTGGTCAGTTGGGCGCGTTGCTTCAGCAAAAAGACGGTATTACCGCTGCGGCTGAATACATGCGCAAGCAGATGCAAACGTTTAATCCTGCCGCCACCACACTGCCCGTTACCGAAAAGTTGGCAAACGGTTCCAGCGTTGTATTGACGGGTAGGGCTGCCGCAGAATACCAACTTGAAAAATGGACTTCTGGCGCGCTTCCTAAAAGCGTCATTAACGCCTGGGCGACAGGACACCTTGCCTCTTACACCGCTTCGCAATTAGGCACCACAACTTCAGGTGCTAATGGAGCCGCAGTTTCGGGCGCCCAGTGGCAGAACACGCTTCAGAACCTTATTATTACCAAGGCATTTGGTGGTTCACGCAGTTCCGCAACCATTGACGCCCTGATTAACAACGTCGGTCAAATTGCCGGTATTCAGCAATATATTGACACTCACTCAACGGCAGCGAACTACAATAAAGACGTTGCCATTGCAATGAACACGCCGCAAGTGCAGATGCGTCGCATCGAAGAACAAGTTATGGTTGCTCTTGTTCGCTTTGGTAAAGAGATTACGCCTATCGCTCTTCGTCTCGGCCACGCTTTTGCCGACATAATTACTTGGTTGACCAAAACCAAAGCAGTCCTTATTCCGCTTGTAGAGTTTATTGGCGCAATGGCTGGCGTTGCTGTTGTTTCTAAAGGTGCCAGGTTAGTACAAGGATTCATCGGAATGTTTGGAAAGGCTTCCGGCAGCCTTGGACGTTTCTACGGCAAAATTGCCGGTGGCGACGTTATGGACGAAAGCATCCAGCGCACCAAATTGGGAGGATTCTTTGCTTCGCTAAGCCGCAATAGCAACCTTTTCTCAACGCCCGCCGACAAGATGAACCTTGCTGCGGACAAAATGCTCGAGGCTGCTGGTGTGGGCGGTGGCGGAAACCCTCTCGCAAAACTGTTTGGCAAGGGTGAAAAAACTGCCCTTTCAGACGTTGAAAAGTCTTTGCTTACTAAGGGCGAAGCAGTCACCAAGGCTTCCGTTCGCCAAGCACTTATTGACGCAGGAAAGATTGAAGGAGCCGGACGCGGTAAGGAAGCAGAACAACTTATTGGCTCCACCCTTGACAAACTTCGTGGCATTCAAGGTGGCGCCCTTAAAGAGGTCGGTTCTTTTGTCGAAAAAACAGGAGCCAACGACATTGTTGGTCTTGCTGAAAAAGAGGGCGGTGGTCTTCTTGCTAGATTTGCCGGCGCTGGTGTGGGCGACATTGCGGGCGGCCTTTTGGGTGGCCCCATTGGCATGCTTGCCATGTCAACCATTGGCCCAATGCTTATGCCATACATTGCTAAGGGGCTTGGCTCTGCCATCGGTGGCTTGGGCCACTTTTTTGGTGGTTTGTTTGGCGGCGGCTCAAGCGGAACTCAAAAACCAATCGTACCTATTAAGCCAACGGGTTCGGTGGCGCTAGGCCCAGCCGCTCTAAATGCTGAAATTTTAAACGCACAAGCGGACATGACTCGTCTTTCTGGCCTTATTGGAAGCAATAAAGCAACAACATCAGACTACGCCAAGTTCTATCAAGACCAGCAAACCATTAGAAACGTACAAGGTCAACTGAATCTGTTCAAAGGTTTAAGTACCAGCGCTGCAAGCGCAAAGGTTATTGCGGCCAATGCGGCAAATCTTAAAAACTGGACAGCGCAAGCGACGAATTTAGCGTGGGTTTCCAGCAGCCTTTCATGGGCTCGGAATGAAGGCGGCTATGGAAGTAACGAAGGCACTGTTCTAACCTACGCCTCTTTGCAAAAACAAGTTCCATCTCTTAATACTTTGCCCACCAGCACTCAAGCGGCTATTAAGAGCATTTATGCTAAATACAATGGTCCAAATTGGTCTGGCGGAAACCAAGCACTTCTTAACGACGTTCAAGGCGTTCTTAAGGGAACCGAAAATCAAGTTAAGACGCAAATTTCACAATTGCCTCAAAGCGTTTCGTTAACTGGCGCTCAAAATGCAATTAAGAATCAAATGGCAAACGACACTGCAAGTAAGTCGCTTTTAAAGCAAGCCTCGCAAGGAAACCTTGGCATTGGAACCGCGTCAAGCGTTTATGCGCAATTAACGCACGCCTCAATTTCGTCTGCTCTTGACTCGGCTTCGGACACTCGAGCCGCAGCCGCTCAAGCCGCAGCCGGCAACCTTGCCGCAGCCAAGGCTTTGAAGGACGCCGCCGCAACGCTCAAGGCTCAGTCCGTCGCGGAAGCAAACGCCGCTACTGGCGTGGCGCAAAAGAACGGCCTCAACCCTCAAAACATGAGTGCTTTGGCCAGCGCGGTTCAAACGTCTTTTGCCAACGCCGCCACAAGCATTGGTCTTACACCAAGCGGCATGGCGCAAGCGTTTAGTTCGGCTCTTAACGCGCCGCACGGTGGCCTTAAGGGCGCTGTGCTCACAATCATCAAGAACGGCACTTCAGGAAAGTGATAGACTAGGAAAACATGGGATACGCAGACGGCAACGTTAATACAAAAACACAAGTAACGTTTACACCACAAGGCGTAAACAATGACGCCTATTTTCCCGTTGTCGGGAACCTTCTTGGCGACTCAACATTTAGTCAAGTTCAAGGCGCTGGTGGTTGGCAAATTGTAGAACGCCCTAAAAACACCTCGGCAACCCAGTGGTATGACCGTGCTTTGTATCAAACCCAGATGACTATTATGTTCCAAAACGACATGCTCCCTAGCGGCAGAAGCGTTACGGAAATGTATGAACAATTGATTTCCTGGGTTGAGCCAATCCCAAACACATATCAACCTCCGGTTTTTAAAATCTCTGGTCCAACGGCTGCTGGTTCTTCTACTCTTTGGTATCTTTATTCTTTTGAGTTGCGTGAAGCAATCCGTGACGGGCAAACAGGCGAGCCACTTCAGCAAACCGTTTCCATTGTTTGCTACGAATACCAAAGCCCTATTCCCAGTGTTCAAAGCCACGCCGCCCAATCGAGTAAAAAAACGTCAACCCCTACAAGCCGGCCATATCTTGTAAAGGCTAATGAAACTTTGCAACAAATTGCAACAGGGCCCAATGGCTACAAACACTGTAAAAAGTACACAACTCTTAACACGTGGATTGCAGAAGTAGGTCGGTTAAACAACCTTAGAGACCCTAAAGACACAACCAAAATCAAAGCGCACACTACTATTAAAATCCCCGTATAATCATGGCTCACAAGAAAAAAGCCGCAACAAGAAAAACTACAAAAAGCGCCACGTCTGGCGTTACCGATACTGTTGTTGCAAATCCTTCAATGGTCCCCGACAACAGCGGGAAACTTAAACTTCAAACGCTGCCGACGGGCATTGGGTTTGGACCAGACGACCTTGCAAACTTTGTAACTCTTGACCCCAAAACGGGAACCGTTTATCAAAAACTTGGTTACTATTACGAAGACGCAATTACCGACATTATTCTTCAACAAAACATGCTGGGAACGTCAACTATTACCATTCAGTTGACAGACCCCACGCGTCAGATTTTGCGTAGTACCGGAGCCGGAAGCAACAAGACCACAGGCGGTTTTCTTTCTTTTGCTGAAGTTACTGACTCCGCCGCTGGTGGCGGTGGTCAAGGAATCAAGCAAGGGCTTACTTTAATTGTTGCCGGAACAGGCAATGGCAGAACGCAACCCTTTGTTGACTCAAGCGCGCTTGCTGCCGCTTCCAATTATGTGCTTACAACCGCGGACAAAAAAGTTATTCAGCAATCAAACAAATTGGTTTACACGCTTGTGCAATTTGTCAAATCCGGCGACCAGGTGCAACTGGTGTTTGAATCAGAAGCGGTTTTTCGTCTTCAGCAACAACGCGGTAACGGCAACATAACTAGCACCACAAGCGCGGGCGTAACCCCGTTTATGGCAGGTCTTGTAACGGCCCTTAACCCCGCTCCAAAAAACAGTTTTTATTCAGACATTAACCTTGTTGCGCCAGACTACGCCACAATTTGGAACGCTCTTACGGGCAATAACAATGTTCCGGTAATTACGGTTGCATTGGGTCGAGGCACTACAACAGACCCGTATGAAGACTCATGGACAGCAATGAGCCGCATCGCTTCGAGTATTGGTTGGCGCATCTGGGAAAACGCTAATACCGTTTATTTTGGCCCAGACGAATACTGGCTTGGTATTCTGCCAGGGCAAAACGGCGAGCCGCCAATCAACAAAATTAAAGGCACAACCGGCAAGAATATGCAGGTTATCTCAGAGTTCAATGACACAATTCAGTTGATTGACTTTGACTGGGACGTGGGCAAGCCCCTCGGTCAAGCCACGGTAACTTGCATGCTTGACAACTGGCAATTTGACATTGGCGAAATTGTTATGGTTTCTGGCTGTGGAATTGCTGACGGGCAGTGGATGGTTTCGTCTATGCAACGTGACGCATTTAACCCACAGGCTTCAATCGTCCTTCAGGTTCCAATGCCATACGGTCAAGTTTACGACCCCAGTTCCCAGCCTCTTGCTCCGTTCCCAATTGGTTCAGAGTACAGCGCCGCCGCATGGGCCGCTATTGCATCTGCAAACGGCTCCCCCACAACTACAACAACGACAGGTTAACAATGAGAAGTCAAGACACGTTTACTCTTATGCAAAACCAGTTGAAGTGGCAAGGAAATATCTTTGCATCTGGGCGGCAGACAGAAGGAACGTATTATGGCACCGTTGTGCAGACAGACGCGTCCGTAACAGACGGTTCAATCACTGCTGGAAATTTGACTTTTACAATTCCCTCATACAGTGGCACGCAAGTATGGGGTCCGGTCCCGTATCCGGGTTCTGTTGCTCCGCCGGTCGGCACGTCTTGCACCGTTACATTTACACCTCAAAACGTTCCGGTCATTCACGGATTTCTTGGCTTTGGAAATGGTAGCGGCGCACAAGGGCCACAAGGCCCGCAAGGCGCGCAAGGTTCTCAGGGCTTGCAGGGCTACCAAGGCCCTCAGGGAGCGACGCCATCAACCGTTGGCGATAGTGGCTGGGCAAACGTTTCTTCTTTTTCTAATGGCTTTGGCTCTGCTGGAACGGCTCCTGCTTATCGGCTACTAAACAATGTTGTATACCTTCGGGGCAACGTAACCGGCGGCTCCGCAAACGCTACGGCATTTACTCTTCCTTCGGGATACCGGCCTTCTGCCGCAACGGTAATTATGACGCAAAACTTTGGCACGTCTGGCTACACGTACGTGACGGTAAATACTGACGGTACCGTTGTTCCCAGCGCATCGGCAACGTGGCTTTCTGGGATTGTTTTTCCAATTGGATAAAGTAAATCCTTGATTTTTCTTCTTGTATGGTGTATTATGTCTCTATAATGGGGCATTTACTGCCGCTCTGAGGGGAACGACATGATTTCAATATTTACGCCGAGCCACAATCCTAAATATCTTGATGAAGCCTATGAAAGCATTAGGGCTCAAACCATTCAAGATTGGGAATGGGTGGTTCTTCTCAACGGTGATGCCCATTGGGAGCGCCCAAATTACGATGACCGCGTTCGGGTAGCATACGCCGAGCCCCACATGAACGGCTCTGTAGGCGCGCTTAAGCGCCACGCCGTCGACCTTTGCTCCGGCACCATTTTGGTCGAATTAGACCACGATGACACGCTTGCACCAACGGCACTAGAAGAAATTAAAAAGGTTTTTAACGGAGACCCCGAAACCGTTTTTGTTTATTCAGACTTTGCTCATCTTGACGTTGACGGCAAACCGCACGCTCACATGTTTGACCAAACATACGGTTGGAACTATTACACCGATGGAGAGCACGTCGTTTGTGCCGGCATGAAGCCCACGCCCCACAACGTTTCGTTTATTTGGTATGCTCCAAATCACGTGCGCGCTTTCCGAAAGTCCGCTTACGACGCCGCAGGCGGATACGATTATTCACGCAAGGTTCTTGATGACCAAGACCTTATGGCTCGGCTCTACCTTCAAGGCAAGTTTCATCACATTGAAAAATGCTTGTATTACCAGCGTCTTCACGGGGAAAACACTCAAGTAGACCCAGAGACCAACGTTTTCATTCAAGAGGAAACCGTTCGTCTGCACTCTCAAAACATTCAGTCCCTTCTTTTAAAGTGGTCTGAAGACAACGGGCTTCTCGCTTTGGACTTGGGCGGTGCGCACAACCCCGCGCCGGGATACAAAACCGTAGACTTGCACGAACCCGCTTATTACGTCGGTGACATTTTCAACGTTTTGGGCGAACTCGAAGACAACTCAGTAGGCGTTATTCGTGCTGTTGACTTTTGCGAACACATTGCCGACAAGATTCGTTTGTGGAATGAGTTTTACCGCGTTCTTGCTCATGGTGGCATGGTTGTAAGCCTTACACCCAGCACCGACGGACGGGGCGCCTACCAAGACCCAACGCATGTTGCGTTTTACAATGAAAATAGTTTCTGGTATTGGGTTGACGACAATTACCGTCGTTACGTCCCAGAAATTAAAGTAAACTTTCAAGTAAGCCAACTCTTTACACACTTCCCTTCAGAGTGGCACAAAACACACAATATCCCTTACGTCTGCGCCAACCTTATTGCTATTAAGGAGGGGCCACGCCAGGGGGGCAGACTAGGAATCTAAAATGGCTGACGCAATTACAGAACTTACAGAAACGTGGGTTGAAGGCAAAGGCGTTCAACTTAATTGGACCGCGGCAGATGATGCTACGACCGGTTCTTTGTACGAAGTTTATGTATTGCAAAACGTCAACCAAATGGTTCCAACGTGGTCGCTTGTTACAACTCTTGGGGCAAACGTCGTAAGACAAACTGGTCAAGCGTCGTATTCGCTTGCGGCCCCAATGACTTCTTACTTTTATCAGTTCCCGTCTCTTACAAGCCCCCCGCTTTCGGTGGCATTTAGTATTATCCATGTTGACTCAACCGGTGCAGAAAGCGACGCATTAAACGTCTCTTCTTTCCCCCCTCCCGTTAATCCGGTTTTTGGGCCGCCGCATTTTCAGAATGGCATTACACTTGACCCCTTTGGTCAAATCGCCATGAACCCGCAAGATTCTTACGAAGAAATCTCTGCCTCTGTTGCAATGGTTGTGGGTGCTTTGGTTGGCGAACGAACAATGCTCCCGGACTTTGGCATTCAAGACCCTACATTTGCCGACGTAAATGCTATTGAAATCCAAGACGCAATCAATCAATGGGAACCTCGAGCCAACGCAAGGGTTTCTGTAAAATATAACGACCAAAACGTTGCCTCTGTGGGCGTTGCCATCACCAGCAGTTTAGGAAATAAATAATGAGCGGTTACATTGACATTCCCATCGTAACAGAGGCTGACGTACTTGTTCAGCAATCTCTTGCCTCAATTGCTGCCAACGTTCCCGGCTGGGTGCCGCGTGAAGGCAACCTTGAAGTTCTTCTTCTGGAACAGTTTGCCTCAATGGCCGCAGAGGCCGCTAACGTGGCTTCTGACGTCCCCAAATCTATCTTTCAATATTTCGGTTCACTTATCGGAATTACACCAAATGCGGGCCTTCAAAACCAACTTTACACAACATGGACATTGGTTAGCAACGCCCCTACCGGTGGATACCAAATTGCCGCCGGAACCGTTGTCGGCCTCTTCTTTTCCGGCGCTTCTTACCAGTTTCAACTTGTAAATAGCATTACAATTGCAGCGGGGACAAACGCGCTTACCAACGTTCTTGTTGAAGCAGTAACCCCAGGCACCGCTTACAACATTCAGAACTTTTCAAGTTTTAACTCCGTTGGCGCATTCTTGCAACTGCAAACTCAAAACCCCAACATCTCTAGCGTTGTGGTTACGGCAACCCCTGCAACAAACTCAAACCTTGTAGCGGGCACTGACCCAGAGACAACAGATTCATTCTTGAGCCGTTTGACGGCAGAATTGCAACTTCTTGCGCCCCGCCCAATTACGCCCAGCGACTACGCGTTGTTTGCTCAAAACGTATCCGGCATTTACCGTGCGCAGGCATTTGATGGCTTCAACTCTTTGACCAATCTTTTCTCTGCCGCTAACGCAAACTTTACAACAGCATCGACTTCTGGTTCCGCCCCCTCTGGCTGGGGTGTTGTTGGTGACGGAACAACAACTGTTCCATCTATATCGACCCCCGGAACTTCGCCGTCAAACTACTTGCAATTTACAAGTACGTCAACCGCGCTTCCAAGCGGGCTTGCAGTAAACACCGCAACAACGGCAGGTGCGTCTTCAATAAAGTTGACGACAACCGCTTTGCACACAACTGCAAGTTCTTCAGCGCCAGACCTTTTCTTGATTTCCGACAGCACAAACGGCAATGAAATTGTAATTGCAACAACCGTTTCAGCCGCTTCCGGTGGTGCGCAAACATTGACGCTGGCCGCCCCAATGCAGTACGCTCACTCAACAAGCGCAACCGCAACCTTGCTTCAAGGTGCGTCGGCACCTGCCGCTACGGGTCTGTACGCAAACTCTTATTGGTACCAAGCCGCCGCCGTCATCAAGGCTGCTGGTTCCGCGCCGGCAACAACGGCAACAGAGCGCCCGTACATTGTGGCTCTTGCCACTTACATTGACGGTTCGACGCGCGCGTTTTCTTCATTGCCACAGTTTGACGATTCCCTTTACACCTACACGTCAAACTCAAAAGTTGTTTGCTGCAACATTCCCTCAACAAACGCAAACTCTGCAAACGTGCTTGCTTTTGACCCCGGTGTGCCAACAATTTATTCGGCAACCAACCCTAACGCTCCACGTCCATACGTAACAAACATTCAAATGTACATTGCTTTTTCCACAACGGAAACAAGCAAGACGCACGAAGTTACTTACGTGTCGCTTAATGAGGTTCAGGTTGACCTTTCTTCCGCTCAAAGTCAAACGCTAACAAACAGTGACTACAACTTTATTCCTGACGCCACCTTCCTTGACTACGAATTCAGCGGTGGGTACGGCTCGTCCTGGAGCAACCCAAATGGTACTGTCATATTGCCGGGAACGGGAGTTCAGTACCAGGGAACCGGCTCCGCACTCGGCTCCGCCCTTACGGTAAGTTCGCAAATCTTTAATTTGTCGCACGTCGTTTCTGACACCACGGCAACCACGCGCACGTACACGTTGTTTGCGACCGTTAACGCCAATTACGTGACCGGCACAACGTACAGCAACATTACGATTCAAGTTGTCAACGTTGCCACATCTGCCGTTCTTGCTACTGTTAGCCCTGCGGCTGCGGCCACGGTGACGCTTCCAATTACGTTTACGCTTTCATCTGCGGCTGACGTTCAGGTTAACATTATCTTTGGAGCCGGCCTCAACGTGCCATTGGGTTCGAGCGTTATTGTTTCAAACGTTGCAGTTGTCTCTGGCTCGTACACATTGACAACGCTTCCGGCGCTCAACCAGTACAACTACACATGGACGCCAGGTGGACTCTACAACCCCAACACGTTTAACTACCCTCGCACCGTTTCTGTTGTGCCCGTTGATGCAAATGGTTTGCCGGTTGTTCCTTCAATCGCCCAAAGCCTCTCTGCCTACCTTGCAACCCGTCGCGAGACAAACTTTACGGTTAACACGATTAACCCCAATTACATTCCAATTGACGTTCAGTACACTATTTACGTTTCGCCGGCTTACACAACAACGTCAGTGCAGTCTTCGGTTACCGCCGCTATTCGTTTGTTCCTAAGCCCCGCTAACTGGGCTGGTGGAACAAACACGCCGCCATATTGGAATGGAGCCGCAACGTCGGTAAACATTATGGACCTTGCCACAATCATTGGTTCTGTTGAAGGCGTATCAAACGTTGTTACCGTAAGCGCCAGAACTTCATACCCAACCGGCGGAGCCTACTTGACCACAACGGTCCCGCTTTCCGGAATCGCTCCTCTTCCAATTGCTAACGCAATTGCCGGAACGGTTTATGCCAATACAAGCAACACGTTTACTGGACTTTAATTATGACGGTAACCTTACCGAATAGTTACAACACCCAGTCGATTTATAACACGGTGCCGCAATTTATCCAAGACCAAGACGCGCAAAATGGTTACGCTCTTTGGTACTTTATTTACGGCGCCGCGTCGCAACTTGACCAACTTGACATTCTGACTAGAAACAATGTCGGTCAAGGCATTCACGTTGAAGCAAACTTTGGTGCTTATGCAACGTACGAAATCACAGACGTTCAAATTGCAAACCCTCTTGCACCCGGCGACACAACAATTACAATTTTTGGAACAGACAGCACTTGGTATGTGTTCCCAACAAATCAACCAATTCTTTTAGAGTTGGTCAATTCGCTTACTGGCGCCGTTGAAACAATTTCGGTCCCCGCCGGATACAGTGATTGGAACGCGCCAACAATCACCTTTACGGGTGTTACGCGCAACTATCCTACGGGCGGCGCCGGCCTATCCTGGCCCGCAAGCACAGGAGCAGACGGAAGCGTTTACCTTCAGGACTGGGCCGGCGCTCCCGGCTGGTCTCAAGCGGTTGACATTCAACGTTGCCCAAACTACGCCCTGCCTTGGCTTGCTCAATTTGTAGGCGCTTCAATCCCATCTGACACAACCATGAGCCGTCAGCAGATTGTCCAAACGATTAACTCCCTTGGTGGTTTTAATCGGGCAACCGCCGAAGCAATTACGCAACAGTTGATTCAGGTAATTAACTCCCAGTTGGTTTCAAGCGTTTCTCAGTTGTCTGAGTCGCAAGTAATCATCATGGAAAACACGCAATCAACCTCGTACGCAATTACGGGCGCTTCTGCAAACGGCACAACAGTAACTTACACGTGTGCCAACTCTCTTATTGCGGGTCAAGTTGTAACCATCTCGGGATTGTCTACAACAGCGTTTAACCTTACAAACGTTACGGTGGCGTCGGCAACTGCAACGCAATTTACGGTCACAAATTCAGCAACGGGAACAACAGTTACAAGCCAACAAGGCGCTTGTGCGCTCAAAGAGCCGTATTCAAACAGTTTTAATGCAATGACAATCTTGCTTCCATCTATTTATTTTTCGTCACAGTCGTATCAGACTTTGACGGCTGATGCCGGTGGCGCTTCTTCAACGTACTCGTCACTTCAAACGTATCTTACAAGCATTGGTGGTCTTTACTTTGACCTTCAGGGCAGCACCGTTGCAAGTAACAACTCACCGTACATCAACTTTATCTATCGTTACCGGCCTGCCGGAATGCAAATCTTCGTAGGAGGATACTAATGTCAAGTGGAAAGACAACGCGGGCCCAGGTTCCATACCCGGTTTCAAGCGACACGGCAAACGTTGCCTCTGACATTCAGAGCGTTGCCAACTTTATTGACAGCAACGTTCCGCTTTGGGCCACGACTTCGGACGGCTCAACGCCAACGCCTTCAGTAAACAGCACTGGCGGTGAATTCTGGTGGTGCGCGCTGGCAACATCTGCAAGTTACGGCCTTAATTACTACAACGGAACTTCGTGGGTCAATTTGGGCGCCGACTCCGTTTACGTAGGCACAACAGCCCCAACCGTGGCTTTCCCTGGTCAGGTTTGGGTCAATACCACTTACACCAACCCTTCTATTTCTTACTACAGCGGCTCTACTTGGATTACCGTTGTGCCCGGAACATCAACCAGAGGTTTGATTATGACCTCCGGCGCTGCCGGCCCTCAATACTCGTCTGCCGTTGCAGTTCAGGGTCCGCAGGGTTATCAGGGCGCAACCGGCCCGCAAGGTTCTACTGGCGCACAGGGCGCTCAAGGGTCGACCGGCTCGCAGGGCGCAACCGGCTCACAGGGCGCAACCGGCTCACAGGGAGCCCAAGGAACTCAAGGTGTCCAAGGCGCAACCGTGCAGGGCCCTCAAGGTTCAACGGGTTCGCAGGGCCCAACCGGCTCTCAAGGCCCTCAAGGATACCAAGGTGCCTCCACTCCGCAAACCATTACAGCCGCAACTACGGGCGCGCAGGGCGTTATTCAATTAGCGGGCGACCTCACTGGAACATCAACGGCACCCGCTTTGATTGCAACCGGCACACAGGGCACGTACACAAAGGTCACAACAGACGCAAAGGGGCGCGTAACCGCAGGAACAACGCTTTCTGCATCGGACATTCCTACAACCCTTGGCTCAACAACGTCGGTAAACGGCACAACAATTCCGGCTTCTTCAACTTTGTTGACCTCAACAACTGGTCAAAACATTGCATTCCCAAATATTTTGACGACTGGCTCTCAGTCAATTATTGCAAACCAGTACAACATGTATGCGGGAAGCACGGCGCAATCCTACACTTGGCCAAACGTTGCAACGTCTGGTTCAAAAACTGATTTTTACAACAACACCAACTTTGTTGTAACAATCTCTGCTTACTCGGGCCAATCTTTTCACCTTTACGGTTCTTTTGCTGGTGCAACGTCTATTACCGTTAACCCTGGAACTAGCATTTCCTTTGTTTACGATGGAAGCACCAACTGGTACGCTGAAAACCTTTCATACGGCACAACTCCGGTGGTCGCTGGTGGAACGGGCGCCTCAACCGCAAGCGCCGCTCTAACAAACCTTGGCGCTGCACCGGCAGTAGGCTCCTCTTCAATTGTCACAACGGGCACTGTTACAAACGGCCTTTGGAATAGCACAATTGCTTTTACCGAAGCAACCGTCTCCCCCTCAACTGGCAAGGGGCCTACTCTTTCAGCGCAATACAACGTTGTTAACGCAACCGCGTCGGGGCAAGCCGTAACGCTTCCGGCAATTACTACGTTGGGTCAATTTGTAATTATTGACAACGCAAATAATTATTCAATCTTGGTTTATCCAAATGGCGCAAGTCAAACAATTGACTCTGCCGCTGGCGGTGTTGCAATTACTCTTCAACCGTACGCATACTGGATGGGTGTTGTAGAAACGACCGGCACAACCGGCTCCTGGGCTTCAATGATTCAATCCCTTGCAGGCTCTTCAGACATTACGGTTAATTACACGACCCCCGGCAACGTTACGTTCTCAGCCTCGAGCACAAATGGAACCGGCTCGCTGGTTCGTTCCACAAGTCCTACGTTGACAACGCCAAACCTCGGAACGCCCTCGGCTGTAAATCTTTCCAACGCAACAAACGTTTTGGGCGTTTTCCAACCGGCCAACGTTACAAGCGGAAGTATTGTGAACGGTTCGATAGGAACCGTAATTTCTCAAACCGTTGCAGGTTACAACAATTATCTGGTTGCCTTTACTCTTAGCGGTAGAAACAACGACACCGTAACGCGTGTTTTGTCTACCGCTATTACAAATGGTACGACTAGCACCCCAGCAATGCAATCAACAACATTTGCTGGCGGATTAATAACAAACTCAAATCAATACCTCTTTACCTCTCAGGGGACCGGAAACATCACCATTTCCGGTCAGGCTTCTTTCGGTGGTGTAACGCAAGGAACTATTGTAGTTGCCACTCTTTCAATTATTGGATTCAACTAAAACAAAGGACAAATATGACAACACCTATTGACCACCGCACCGCCGAAGTCGCATGGGCCCATTGGGCGGTTGCTGACCGCATCAAGCACCCCGAACACTGGGTTTATTCAGAGGGCGCAAACCGCATGGCAAACATCGGTCAGTGGCCCATTAAGTTTCCCATCACAACCGACTGCTCGGGCTCCATCACTCTTTACGCCTACTTGGCGCAGGGCAACGACCCCAACGGGCTTAACTTTGACCACGAAGGCTACACGGGCACACTTTTGAGCCATGAGGAGCACCTTGCTCTTTGGGTGAAGCAAAATCCCGTGGCAACAATTCAAGACATTGAAGTTGGTGACTACGTTGTTTACGGCCCCGGAGTGGGTGAACATGTAGCAATTATTGTCGAAATTCAAGGCAACGACATTCTTACGGTAAGCCATGGCGAGCAGGGCAACCCAACATACTGCTGGGTTAACCCACCGTCAGCAAATCCTCACGGTTACCCCGTCGACGGTCGCATGCCACAAACGTTCCTTCGCAATGTAACGGCTAACACAAAGCCAGTGCGCATGCCGCCAGCCGCATAGTACCGTCATGTTAGTAGCAGAGACATTTGTAACTTGGATTAGCAATACAGCAAACCTTTGGGACAGCATTGGTTGGTTCCTCGCCGGACTGGGTACCGTTGGTGCTTTTGTCTGGCGACACCACCGCAAACAAATCAAAAACGTAGTTCGCGAAGAACTTATCTCCGAACTTGACAGCGACCTTATCAAGAACTTGGCAAAGGCTGTTGAAGAAATTCACCACGAAACTAAAAACAATGGCGGGTCCAGCATGAAGGACGCCATCGACCGTGTAGAGCGAAACCAAAACGAAGGATTTAAAAAGGTAGACGAGCAGATGGAGCGCATGGAGCGTTACATTCAAAAACTGGAAAAGGTGATGGAACGCCACCTTGGCTATCACGATGGGCATGATGATTAATGGCAAAACACTGGGAGTTTCACCCTTCGGTTCGGACCGGCAAAGAACGAACAATTGGAGAACGAGCGGCAGACAGAATGCGCCTGGGAATGGGAACATGGACATTCCTAATGACGTTTCTCGTTTTGATGACGTTTTGGATTGCCAGCGGCGGTTTTGGAATTGACCCCGCGCCTTATTTTCGGCTAAACCTTGCCTTGTCAATGCTGGCGGGGCTGCAAGGTTCCGTTCTTCTTATCGCAGCAAAGCGCAGTGACAAAATCTCTGCGGAGTTGCAAAAGTTTCACCTTAAGACAACACTTGACCACGCTGAAATGCTTGCGGAAATTAAGCAAATTTTGTCTGAACTGAAAGAAAGAAAGTAATGCACATCTGGTTAGACGTTGCGTTTTACTCATTTGTTGGTTGCGTTTGCATGATTGCTCGCGACGTTCTCAACACTGTTCTGACCAAAGCAATTGCTGAAGGTCACGCAAAACTTGCCGGCAACATGGACGGGCTTAGCGACATTGTAAACATTGTCCTTGCCTCTTTTTCCGGCGTACAACTCATTCACCTTGGCTGGCGCGGCTGGCTAGGCATTCTTCCCATCGGAATTATTGGCAAGTTTACAACAGAACACGCTACCAACTGGTCTCACAAGAACGTCACAGAGGAAAAGTAGATGCAAGAACGTATCGCTGGACGGCGGGGCAAGGCCCCAGCCGTAAAACTTTCAATGGGCACCCTGTCCAATTACGTTAAGGGCACGGTTCCATCTGCGCCACGTTCTTTTGACTACTCCAATCGTGTCAAGGACTACCCAATGGCCCTTAATGACACGTATGGCGACTGCACCATTGCAGGCGTTATTCACATGCTTCAACTTGCTTACGCAGAAATCGGTGAGGTTTTTGAGTACCCAGGCGATGAAGCCGTAAAGCAAGAATACTTTAAACTCACTGGCGGCGCCGACACGGGCCTGGTTGAGCATGAAGTCTTAAAGACATGGATGAACGATGGATTGTTTGGAACAAAAATCTCTGCTTATGCGCCGGTTAATATCAAAAACCGTGATGAGTTGGCTGCTGCCATTTACCTTTTTGGCTCTGTCTACCTTGGTGTTGAAATGCCGCCAGATGCGGAAACCCAGTTTGAGTCTCACCAACCCTGGCATGTTCCCCAGTACGCGGAGGAAGCCTCTGGTGGCCACTGTGTCGTGGCTACGGGCTGTAACAGGTTTGGTGTAGACATTATCACTTGGGGCGCCACAGAGTCGATGACGTGGCAATGGTGGGAAACCTACGGCTCTGAAGCATGGGTTGTTATCCCAGAAGCATTTGTTGAACTTGACCACGGCCCCGTTTGGAACGTAAATATTCTTTCTTTGCAAGAGGACCTAAAAAACCTTGACTAACAACAACTATATTCCACAGCCAGGCGACGCAGTTTTTGCGCACACCCACAACCCTTACGGCGCAATGATTCGCTTTGCTCAAGCCGTTCGCTGGTGGAAGTATCGCTCATGGAACCACATGGCAATTGTTGAATCGGTTGACGCAAACGGTCAAGTTTGGGTCATTCAAATGGCTCGACGCTGTGAGCGCGTGCGCATTGAGGACGTTGCCCCCGGCGGTCACGTCAAAGTGATTCCCTGCCCCAAAACAGTCAATTGTGAAGAAGCGGTTGCCTATGCGCAACGTCAATTGGGCACAAAGTATGGCGTACTTACCATTGTCAGCATTGCTATCAACATTATGCTTCCGGCATTTTTCCGTTTTGACATTCGCATTGCCGACACACTCATCTGCTCTGCCCTTGTGGCCCGCTCTTGGGAGCACGGCTCTTGGGACTGCCCAACCGACCCATTCGACATTACCCCTGCTGAGTTCGACGGCGTTCTCGGTGGTGGTGGCGTACAAATTTATTAAGGAGTCATTATGACAACCAGCAACACTCTTTTTAGCAACACTCCAAACCACCCCATTTCTCCATACCCTGTATTTTTTGACACAACTTCAGGTTCTGTTCAGCACTTCAATGGGACAGCAAATGTTCAGGTGGGTGGATTTGCGCCTGCGTTTACTAGCAACGTCCCATTCACGTCTGGCACGGCGGTGCAAAACACCGCTCCTTGTTTTGCCACGTACTACATCTTTATTGGCGGTGCCACAAACGGTACAGTTCAAGTTGCTTTTGGTTCAACTAGTGCTTGTGCAAACGTAGTTATTCCTTCGTCTGCGGGCAACGCGGCAAACAACCACGCCATTACGGTGCGAGTTCCTTCGCAGTGGTACATCAAGGTGACTACAACTAACAGCGCCACAATCTCTTCGGTTAACGTACTTACTGAGGGTTCTTTCTAGATGCTCGAGACCCCGGCTCATGACCAGGGTGTAACGCATCACTACGTGGTTCATTATCCGCATCACGAACCACGTGAGCACGACCCGCATTACAAAGACTTTAACGCATATCGTCGTCGCACAAAAGCAACGGCGGTATGCGCTATTGGCGCTCACCGCAACGACTTTAGCGAATGTTCGCTAAGCAAGCCTTTAGAATTGCACCATGCACACATCGAGTTTTCCTTGCAGAATGGTGTAGACTTAAAGTGGCTCGAGGCTGACTACCCCGGCGTTTCGGACCCTTCAATTGTTGGCGCATGGGTCGAGTCCGCAGAAAACCTTATGTGGCTTTGCGAAGCCCACCACCGTGGCGCAGGCGGAATTCACGTTGCTGCCGCCTCTGATTTTGAAGCAGAAAAATACGTTCGCGGTTTAATATCACCGGTTACTGAGGAAAAATAAACAATGGCATACCCAACTTCAACAACAATTCGTTCGTACGGAGGCTCCGTTCCGCCCACGTACATTACAACAGACGTACCTAACTCTTACATCCCCAATCAAGGCATCACGGTTGCTTCTTTGGCGGGTTGGTACGAAGTAAGCGCCACGGGTCAAGCAACAACAAACCCGCTTGGCACTTCAGGTCCATTTGTAATTGTGTTGAATCCGGGCGAAACAAACGAGGAGCACATTCTTTGCTCTTCTGTTAATCTGGCAACCTCCACCATTGCGGTTTGGACAGACGGCACAAACAACGGTCGTGGATACGACGGCAACATCATCTCTGCCCACTACCACCAGACCACGCAAAACAAAACAAACGACGTTTTTCACGGTGCCTCAGCAACCGAAAGCCTTCAGTTTAACCATGGCGTTCAATCAGCAATCACCACCGCCAACCAAGCACTTTCATACGTGCAGGGTCTTACCGGTCCACAAGGCCCACAGGGTTATCAGGGAACGCAAGGCGTTCAAGGCCAGACTGGTGTTCAAGGCAGTCAAGGAACGCAAGGCGTTCAAGGGCCTCAAGGAAACCAAGGCATTCAAGGCGTTCAAGGCCAGACTGGCGCCCAGGGAACGCAAGGAAACCAAGGTTTTCAAGGCAACCAAGGCATTCAAGGTTCAACGGGCGCGCAGGGAAGCACCGGCTTGCAGGGCCCTACGGGCGCTCAAGGGCCACAAGGATACCAAGGCGCATCTGTTCAGGGGCCACAAGGATACCAAGGCGCATCTGTTCAGGGGCCCCAAGGTTATCAGGGTTTTCAAGGTTCAACGGGCGCCCAGGGTTCCAATGGTGCTCAAGGCAATCAAGGTCCCCAAGGTTCCACGACTTTTAATGGCGGAACAATAACCAACCCCCTTAACGGAACGCAGGGTATTTTTTCTCAGTACGTTAGTACGCCAGTTATTTACGCAAACGGTTCATCAACCATTACTGTATTAAAACAGTCGGGTGCAGTAAATTATGTTCAATGGAATGATGGTGGAGTTGCGCAAAAAGGAAGCCTTGTTGTAAACGGTGGACCACTGCAAGTTTCTTCTGCATTGGGCCTTCAGTCGTCACGATTTGTTGGTTCTACAACTTCCGGCGCTCCAAATTCAACAAGTTACGCCTATCTTGTTGGTGACTTTGCGGTTGACCGCACGGGGGCTATTTGGATTTGCACCGCTGCGGGTTCACCGGGCACTTGGGCTCAGGTTGTTGGCTCGCAGGGGGCCCAAGGTGCCCAAGGTGCTCAAGGTGCCCAAGGTGCTCAAGGGGCACAAGGTCTTAGCGGCGGCCCATACCTTCCCCTTAGCGGTGGCACCTTAACGGGTGCCGTTGCTGGTACGTCTATCTCTCTTTCCGGAGAAGATGTTGCGACTGACTTTAAGGCTACGGGCCTTACCGGCGCTACGTCTGGTGCTCGTTTTGTCGGTGGCACGATAAACGGCGCACCTACTTCGGGAACGTGGACGGTTGGCGACTTTGTAATTGACCAGACCGCAACTATGTGGGTATACACCGGTTCTACTGCTGGCTGGTCTACCACTATTTCAAATCACCTTGTTTTGCGTTCGGCAACGGCAACGGTCGGACGCAACGAGATAACGGTATTTACCGGAACCGCAGGTCAAACACTTTCAACCCCTAGCAACCCCATTGACGGTTCTTCTTGGACAATTATTAACAACAGCGCCAACTCAGTCACGCTGAGTTTTGCCAACTCAATGTACCCGCTTGGTTCCGGCTCAAGCGTCACTACTTACACCTTGTTATCCTATGGAACGTTAAGTTTTGTCAACTACAACGGCGGCAATTGGTACATGACAAACAGCAACAACTTGTCAAACCTTATTGGCACCCTTTCATTAACGAATAACGTTTCTGGTGTGCTCCCCACTACTAATGGTGGAACTGGTCTTTCTACAATTGGCACCGCCGGTCAAGCACTTGTGGTTAATCCAAGCGGCACCGGTCTTATTTACTCAAACAATGCTGGTGCTCAAGGCTCACAGGGCGCAACCGGTGCTCAGGGTGCCACGGGCGTTCAGGGCGCTACGGGTGCTACTGGTGCTCAGGGCAGTCAAGGTTATCAAGGCGTCGTTGGTGCAACTGGTTCGCAGGGTGCCACGGGGGCTCAAGGGGCCCAGGGTGCAACAGGTCCTCAAGGATACCAAGGCGCATCTGTTCAGGGCCCTCAAGGATACCAAGGGACAGCAGGTTCTACTGGTACACAAGGTTCACAGGGCTATCAAGGAAACCAAGGCGTTCAAGGTGCAAACGGTGCAAACGGTGCGCAAGGAGCGCAGGGCGCAAATGGAGTAAATGGCGCTCAAGGACCGCAAGGTTATCAGGGCTACCAAGGGTACCAAGGTGCCACGGGCCCCTCAACAGGTACCGCTGGCGGCGACCTTACAGGCTCGTACCCCAACCCCACTGTTGCAGCAATTCAAGGCAAGTCGATTACCTCGGCGCAAGCCACCGTTCTTGGTCAGGCTGGCAACTTCAAGTCCTACACCTCATCGGGCGGCGCGGCCCCAGCCGCAGGAGAAAACTCGTTCTTAGGTGTCGGCTTCTCGGGGTCGGTTACGCTCCCCTCGGCTCCGGCGAACGGCACTATCAACACCATCTACAACAACACGAACGCCGCGACCATCAACCGAGGCGGAACCGACACCATCGCTTTCGGCAGTTCAACCACGAACACGGCCTACACCCTGCCGTACTACTTCAGCGCATCTCTCATCTACTATTCGGGCGTTTGGTACTTCATTGGCGGTAACACGAACTACACCGGCAACGGCAGCGTTGTTCAGTCCACCAGCCCACTGCTCACAACGCCAGTCCTGAAATCGTCGTTTGAACTTGCCTACGTCGATAGCACCGTTCTCAACGGAACCTACAACATCTACTCCTACACCAACGGCTCGCTCATCCTGAACACCGGAACGCCGAGCGCAAACTTCACCTTCAACGTGGCCTCGACCTCGGGGCAGACGCTGAACGCCGCTCTTGGTGTCGGGCAGTCATTCACTTTCACGGTGCTGGTCACGAACGGGTCATCAAACGCCTACTACCTCACCGGTATCTCGGTAGACGGAACCTCGCAAACCGTGAACTGGCAGGGTGGCTCCGCTCCCTCAACCCCAGCCCTCTCGACAATGTACGCCTACACCGTCACGATTATCAAGACCGCCGCAAGCACCTACACCGTTCTCGCTTCCCAGACACAGTTCTAATGCCACTCACCTCAACGCTTGCTTCGAACACATCACACGCACTTGGCGAGTTCTACTCGTTCTCGCTGGACTACCTCGTCATCGGTGGCGGAGGCGGAGGTGGTGGCTCGGGCCCCGCTCGCTTTGGTGGTGGTGGAGGTGCGGGCGACCTGCTTCAGACCGCGACCTTCGCTACTGGTGGAGTGACCAGCCCCAAACTCAGTGGCATTACCCCTGGCACAGTCCTCACCATCCTTTCGGGTATTCCTGGCTTTGGGGGCATAGGCGACGTATCGGGAACTACAGGTACTAATTCTTCCATCGCCTACGGCGCACTTGGCAATCAGAAAATTATCATCGCCAACGGTGGTGGTTATGGTGGCCTCGGCGGAACATCGGCAACGTTTGGTAGTGCAGGTGGCTCTGGCGGTGGTGGTGGTAGAGCAAGTGGCGCTGGCGGGGCCGCAATAGGAACTAATGTTTATGCCGGTGGTACCGCTCCGTCGGGAAGCGGCATAGGAGCCGGTGGTGGTGGTGCGAGCGCGGTCGGAACTTCAACGGGAACCGGCGGCGCAGGACTGGCAAACACGATTACCGGAACGTCAGTGACCTACTGCATCGGTGGGTCCGCAGGACAGACCTCTGGCCCCACGACCTACGGGTGCGGTGGATACGCTGGCAACACTGCTTTAGCCAACGGCGCAAACGGCAACTACGGCGTGGTTATTTTGGCGTGGCCTGCCTCGGCTTACAAAGGGACGCCCAAGTTCAACGGCACCGTCCCCCCTACGGTGCAGACCAACGGCAACTACAAGTACGTCGTGTTTGACATCAACACCAACTCGAACACCATCACTTTTTAAAAAATTTTAGGCATTTACAGCAAATTGGCAAAACTGACAGGAGACTTTAATGTCATTATTTAATCAAGGATATTACGGTCTTCCTAAAACTTGGTACACCAGCCCGACCTACCCACAATTAACGGCGCAGCCAGGCAACGTTGTAGCAATTGACTTTTCTGCAAAACTTTGGAACTTAGACATTTCTGCTACGGTTAGCGGGGCGGACCACGCCGACGCGCTCTGGGGCAAAGACAACAATCAGGAGCAATAATGTATCCAGTAACAGTAAACAAATACGAACAGGGAACTGCCGTTATTCTTACAACCGGCGAACCCTTTACGTCGTACTTGGGAACGGTTGTTGACCCCGACCTTGTGTACCTTGGCGTGCAAATCAATGGCAACGACGGCTCCACAACCCTTTTAACCTTTAAATACACAAACGGGGTGGGCGACACCACGGGAACCATTGTGCGTACCAGTGTCGGCGCGTACCAAGCGTCTATTGACTCTAGCCTTTACCCCGCGGGCGTTTGGGTGTATTCGTGGATGGGCGAACCTTCCGAAGAAGTAAACATTGACTCTACAAAGACCAAGGTTCGCTCGAACGACAAGCAACTTATTATCGAACAGCCTGCGTTTCCTTTAGGGTAATTACAATGATAAACTGGGGGTGTTTTTTAGAAGGGAACACCCAATGGCTAAACCCGATTTGTCCGAGTTTCTTGAGAAACCAAAACGTATTTGCATTTCCAACCAGTTAATTCAGCGCCTTGACAAAGAAGACCGTGAAAAGGTTGAAGCGGCGCTATTGGAAACAACCATTGACGGCGCCTCTATTGTGCGCTTTATTCAGAAGCGCGGCCTTGACGCCAAGCACCCCGCCCTTTTAAGGCATCGTAAAAAGGAATGTATTTGCTATGGCATCTAAGAAACTGGATTTGACCGAATTTTACCGTCACCGTCTTGAGCCAATTGAGGTTGACCAAGAAGACCTAACGGCTCTTCAAAAAATGGTTGAGCGAAAGAAGCCGGCAAAGCCAGTTGAGCCAGAGGGCGAAGTTGCTATGTTGGCGCTTTTGGCCGACTGGCAAATGGGAAAAATGGAGGGCGGTGGCAGCAAAGCCATTGTCAATCGGATTGTTACGTTCCAAGACCGTCTTATTTTCCGCCTCCGTGATTTGAAAAAACTTGGGCGCGGCGTAACAACGGTTTATCTTGTGGGTCTGGGTGACCTTATCGAACAATGTTCGGGACACTACGCAATGCAGACCGCCAATACGGACCTCGACCGTCGTGAGCAAATGCGGGTCGCTCGTCGTTTGGTAATGCGAATAGTCGACCTGTTGGTTGACGAGGGCTACAGGGTCGTTCTAGGGGCCGTTCCGGGCAACCACGGAGAGAATCGCAACGCCTACGGAAAAGCGTATACGTCTTGGACTGACAACGACGACCTTGCTATCTTTGACGGCGTATCCGAAATCATTGCGCACAACCCAGAACGCTACGCTAACGTAAGCATTCCCCTCGGCGCCATTGCCGAAGACCTTACAATGACCCTTGACATTGCCGGCGTTACTTGCGCCTTTGCACACGGTCACTCTTTCCGCAATGGAAGCAATAAGAACTGGGTAAAGACCAACGGTAGCATTGGCAAGATTGAATCATGGTGGCAGGGACAGGTAATGGGAAATCAGCCCGTCTCTAAGGCTAAGATTCTTTTCTGTGGCCACCTGCACCACTACGTAGCCTCGAGCGCAACGGGTCGTCAAGTCTTTATGGCACCAGCCGCAGACGGCGGCTCACACTGGATTACTAGCACTGCGGGCGTCAACTGCCCCCCAGGTATGCTAACATTGTTAGTCGGTTCCGGCTGCGGACCGTTTGGATGGAGTGACCAACAGATTCTATGAAGCGAAACAAAGAGCCTTCTCAGTCAAGCATAGAATACGCAAAGCGTAGCAATCTATACCTTAGCAAAGAAGAAAAATTGCTCTGGGTGCCCTGCATTGTTTGCGGGGACCTGTGCCCTCAGCAACTTGAGGGCGCTTTTGCCGCTTTTGATGAGGTGCATATGTGTTGCACAATGGAACCTGAATACCCCAAGCGGGTCAAAGAATTAGAAAAACAACGCCAAGAAGTAGAAGCGCCCTCTTCACTCTTTTGATTCTAGGCTTAGCCATGCTTCCTCTACGCTAATGTTGGCTTGAATTAATTTCGTGCGCTCTTCTGGCGTGCTTCCGCCCCAAACCCCGTCTTCGGTTTGTGTGTTCATTGCGTATTCAAAGCATTCGTACTGGACAGGACAAAACCTGCATGTATTTATTGCCTTTTTAATGACCGAGGACTTGCCCCGACCGGGAAAAAAGTTTGCAATTCCTTGGTTCTTACAAGCCGCGTAGTTGTAAAAATCTGGGCGCGCATCAGCAAGAGTGTTGATGAACTGATAGATTTCAAACTCGGTAAAATTAAACTCCGGTAGCATTGGCACCGAATGATTCCGAGATGTGGAGATGGCCCGCTGAATGGGCCAGGGAGCGCGTCTTATACTTTCCGCTCCAATGGCATGAGCAAACAGTGTTGTACGTGCCCTTCTCAAAAACCACTTCTACGATGTGCTTTTTTACTTTTCCCATGACCATTTTCTAAATCCTCTTCTATGCGCTTCTGCGGGGTTGTCTGTAATCATGGTGTGGCAGTAGCGACACACAGCCATAAATTGACTTAAATCTTCGCTTAGTATAGCACCCCCTGCGCCGCGGGGTAACACCTCATGGACGTCCACAGAACGCCCAGAGCATTCATTATCCCACCGTGCTTGGCAATGTGGGTTTGCTGCAAAGAACGATGCAACAAATGCAGAACGTTCTTTGTAGACTTCTTTTGTTTTTTTGGAACGGGGCGACAGCGATTTTTTCGTTGTTAGCCCTTTTTTGCTTTTTAGACCTGTATTTTGACGCAACGAAACCCCCCGTTGTAATCCCTTGCGGGCAACGAGGGGCTTCTTGCGCTCCAACTAAAAGTCGATGTGTTGCTGTTGTGTATTTAGAATTGCGTTAAGTCGGTGCGACTCACGCAGAGAGGTTTGTAGCATCTCAATCTGAATGTTCAAATCCTCGATTTGCTTTTCCAGCGTCAAGATGTACTTTTGCAACTCTTCTTCGTACATAAAGCCTCCTAGTCTCGATAAGAAGCCATAAGACTTCTTAACACTTCTAGTCTACTACGTACAGACATAAGCGCCTGACGCGTAGAATCATTTTTTGCCTTTGCCGCTTCCATTGCCATTCGCTCCACTTCTGTGTCCACTGTAGCAATGTCTTCAGCCATATCGGAAGTTACCTTTACCCCGTTAATTGGGCCGGCGATACGGGCATTTAGACGGCTTTTGGCATAGGCTGACTTGAAGGCCGCTTCTGCTCTGCCGTACTCGTCCGCCGTCCCCGCAAAAATCTTGGTCAATTCGTCCATTCGGTCAACCGAATGCAAGATGGAAGACTCAATATTTTTGTAGGTAAGCGGAGCGGAGTAATCAGACATGGTTCAACCTAAAACTGGTCGTCGTCCCAAACGTTTCCGTTGTTAACGTCACGGTTGGGCTGGTTGAAACCATTGGGTGCGGAACGCTCGTTCTTGGTGATTGAAACCGTTGCAAAGCGGAGCAGTGCGCCCACTTCGTCGGCTACCACCTGAACGCTGGTGCCCTTGGAGCCGTCGTTACGCTCGTATTCACGAACTTCCTGACGACCCTTGACGATGACGCCAGAACCCTTGACCAAAGAAGCGTGAATGTTTTCGGCGCTCTTGCCGAAAGCAACCACGTCGTAGAAACTGGTGTGTTCCTTCTCCTTGTTCTTGTAGGTTTCGGCTACGCCAAAGCGAACCGTTGCCATGCCGCTATTGCCGAACTTGAGTTCAGGGTCACGGGTAATGTTGCCTGTAATGGTGATTGTTGATGACATGTTAAGTCCTTTCTGTTACTGAAGTGATTGTAGGTGTTCGATGACCTTCTTGGCCTCGTCAAAGGTCAACTTGGTAAGGTCACTAATTTCACGCCCGATGACTTCTGACACGGTAGCGAACTGCTGTGCGTCGTCAAAGTTAAGCGTCTTGTGGCAGATGGCCCAAATCATGCGGGTCATCTTCTCGGTAGCCATACCCGAAGCCTTGGCTGGCGCTGGCTGTCCGGCTGCACTTGCAACCTTAGAGTCAAGCGACTGCTTTGGTGGAGCAGACTGAGCGGGCTTTACAAAAGCCTTCTGAACATCAGCGGCAAACGTAGCGGCGTTGCCGTCGTCGTCATTGTCTGCAACCAAACCGAGCGCCGCCATGTAACTGTAACGACGAGCGTAGGTAATGGCGCTACCCTGTGATTGTGGGTCATTAGACTTAGCAACGTGAAGTCGCATTGAGTGACTAATGAACTCACCCGATGAGTGAAGCAAATACGTGGTGAGTAAGTCACCGAGGTCGTCAGAGTCAACGAACTGAGCGACAGACAAACCATTCTTAGACAACACTGGTGTCGCCGTGGCAACTACGTCCGGCAATGCGGCGTACTTGCTCTTGAAGAACGGGTTGTCCGCTCCCTTGGGTACTGCTGAAAACTCCCCTTGCGCAGCGGCAAGAGCAACTGCAAGATTCTTGATTGAATCACTCTTCATTTACATTCCTTTCTTTAGAGGTGTAACCACTATACCATACGAACTTGAACGTGTCAAGTTCATTATTTAGAATTAATCCGAAGAGTGCGTGCACCGGGACGAACCTTTTTGAACCGTTCCCAGATTTCGGGTGCTTCCTTCTTGATTCGGTCTGCGTCAAGGCTTTCAACTTCCTTGCCGGCCTTGTAGGTAAGCAGCACGGTCCCGTTGTACTTGGCTGATTCGGCATCGCCTACCAATTCAACAATCTGTGCGCGCAGAGCCTTGCGCTTAGCGTCGGCGGCATCTGCTTCTTCCTTAGCGGCCTCAAACTCGGCAATCAAAGCGAGAAGGTCTACCTCTGCTTCAACAAACTTGCCTTCTTCGTGGCGAGGATAACGCTGACGTTGTGCGGCTTCGGTCGCCTCGCTACCGTCTGTAGGTGGCGCGGTCTTTGTTACGACCTGCTCCCAAAACTCCGCCTCGGCAATAATAAGGTTGTCGGCAATGTTCTGGTTCCATTCCATCTCACGAACCTGCAAGCCCTGACCACCAATAAGCGCCGCAAACGTAATCTTTGGCACTTCATGGAAACCAGCCACGATACCGTAGTGGTACCCCTGCAACATGTAACTCTCGGGAATGTTGTTGTACGCCCATGCACCGGGATTACCGGGGCTAGCAATACCAGCGGTCTTGACTTCAAGAATGCCTTCAACGTTGGGCGGGGGCGTAGCAAAGCGCCACGTCTGAACTGTGCCGGCAGGGAATTCCTCGCTGGGCTCCACAATCAAGAAGTCAAGGTTGGCAAACATGAACTCACGCCCCTCTTCGAGCGAACGAAGAATGACGGGCCACTCAACTACAGCCTTGTTGTGCTTACGTGCATAGTGAGCCGCAATAGGACGCTCGAGGTCGTGACCCCAATCAGTCGCATCGTTACCACTAAATTCAGTGGGCATGATGCCGGTCTTCTCGCCCCACAATGCGTAGGCTGACTTGTACTTGTTTACGCCGACAATAGTGCCTGCGTCTGAGCCACCGATTCCGCCCTTGCGAGCCTCGAGCCACTCATCATTGCTCATATCCCATACGGGGATTACTTCTACTTTGTTCACTCTGTTCCTTTCAGTTTGATGGACCTTGCCACCTTTTCGTTTAATTCAATTACATTTGTTTCTTTTAATTCCTTGCACACGTTGAACACGGTGCCAAGAGAAATGCCCGTAATGCGGGAAATGTCTCGGTAACTCGGTCCGTACGTATGTCCAATATACCACATCTTGATTGCTTCCGCAACTCGAACTTGATTGTTTTTTTGTGCGTTCTTCTCACTCATCGTTTTCGTCCAGTGCCTTAGTGACGTTGATTAGTGCTAATACACGCTGGTACAACTCTTCGTACAACGCTGGGTCGGACTCAATCTTTGCCTTAGCCTTTGCACGCCCGTTTGCAAACTGCTCGCCATCGTAGTAAATCCAAGCGCCACGAGACTGCAACACGCCTACATCGGTGGCGCAGTCAATCAACGCGTTAGCCTTTGGGACGCCAACGCCGTACTCAAGGTCAAACTCTGCAACACGATACGGTGCGGCAATCTTGTTCTTGACAACCTTGACCTTTGTGCGGTTAGCCGTTGCTTCGTCGCCCTTAGTGATGGTCTTGATTCGTCGAATGTCCAAGCGAACTGATGCGTAGTAAGGCAACGCCTTGCCGCCTGGGGTGTATTCAGACGGCCCGTACATCTTGCCAATTGACTCTCGCAACTGATTGATAAAGATAACCAGTGTGTTGTTGTCAAACGCGGGACCGGCCAACTTGCGCAACGCCTTACCCATAAGGCGAGCCTGAAGGCCGACGTTGGCATCGCCCATTTCGCCCTCAAGTTCGGCGCGGGGGGTCAAAGCGGCAACGGAGTCCACCACAATTACGGAAACCATTCCGGTCTCTGCAAGGCGAATAGTAATCTCCAAGCCTTCCTCGGCAGTGCTGGGCTGAGACAAAAGCAATTCGTCTAAGTTCACACCAAGAGCCTTGGCATACACAGGGTCAATAGCGTGCTCAGCGTCAATGTACGCACACACTTTGCCCTGCTTCTGCGCTTCTGCAATTGAGTGCATCGCCAGCGTTGATTTGCCTGATGAGGGCGGCCCGTAGAACTCAACGATTCGGCCCAGCGGAAGACCGCCAGCGCCCAGCGCCATGTCCAACGGAAGCACGCCAGTAGAAATAACTTCTACGGGTGAAACCTTGTCGTTACTCAGTCGTACAATAGACCCTTCACCAAAGTCTTTGTCAATTTGTGCCATAACTGCGTCTAAAATAGAGGCAGTATCTGTCTTTTTTGCCATTAGCAACCCTTCTTTCGTCTCTCAAGTGTATCAGAACAAATGTTCTAGGAGGTGGACGCTTGACACGGGGGGTGTTTATGGTGTAAGGTTGATGGCCTATGACAGAACGAGTGAAAGAACAACAGCCACGGCGTTACTCAAAAGACGGCAAGCAAATAGTTGCTTCGCTGAAGTTTGGAGATAACACGTTGGTGGGGGACGTAACGGGTGATACGTCGGTATCAATTCCTGTATGGATTTTAACACATGACACGCTCTCGAGCCGAGCGGTGCGCCTATGGGCTTATCTTCGTGGCGCATTGAATGGGTCGTTGAGCATCCCGGGGACGAGTCATCGCTCCATTGCGACGCTTCTCGACGTTAGCGACAGCACTGCTGAGCGTACTATTTACGAACTTCGTGATGCCGGTGCGCTTCAAATTGTGCATTCGTTTTCAAACGGTCGTCAAGTTGGCAACATCTACTACCTGTGGCCGGCCTTACCAACCGGTAATGGGTCCTCACCAGTGAGGAGGGGGGTCGTCACCAGTGAGGAGGGGTATATTAATACTAATAATATTAATACAATATCCCCAACAGTTGATACGAAGAAGCCGGTGCCACGTAAGCCACGTGCTTCATACCCTGATGCTTTTGAGGAGATGTGGAAGTTTTACCCACGTCACGATGCCAAGGCCGGGGCTTTTGAAAAGTACAGCGCCACGGTCAAGCGTGGAGTTGAACCTGCGTTGCTTCTTCTTGCCGCTCAGAATTATGCTTTGAGCCGTAAGGGCGAAGACCCTGCTTACACAATTTACGCACAGACATTTTTTGGTCACACCGAGCGTTGGCGAGAATTTGTTGGCGGTACGGAATCAAACACCGTTGAGGTCGAACTTACAGACGAACAAAGGGTTTTGGCGGTTATTTACGACGCCTACGATGCCGGCAGTGAGTGGAAAGACCCCAAGAACAACGAAGTTCGACTTGACAACCCTGCAAAATACGGGTATACTCGTCCTACCAACTCAAAAGGTGAGTTGCTTGCCGGTGACGGAACTACATACGCTTTGGATGCACAGGGTGTTCGTCGTTCCGGTAGTTACTGGCTTAAGTAGATAGGAGCGAGATGACAGAAAAGAAGATTCCACATGACTTGGTTGCCGAGGATTCGCTCATTGGAGCAATGATTCTTTCGGTGGGGGCTATTATCACCGCCGCAGACCTTGTGACGGCTGAGGACTTTTACCGTCCTCGCAACTCCGACATTTTTGGTGCCATTTGCAACATTTTTAGTCGTGGCGAAAAGGTCGACCCCGTGACGATTTCGGCGGAACTCAACAACAGTTCGTTGGTTTCAACCATTGTCAGCATGTCGGTCAACTGCCCCTCGGCAAACAACGCCGATGGTTACGCCGCTATTGTTGCGAAGCACGCCGCCGCTCGGCGTTTGCTCTCCGATTTGCAGAAGGCTCAAGATTCTATTGAGACTGGTGGCAGTCCATACGAAGTGGCTCAGACAATGGGCAATGTTATTGCTGGCGTCGGTGCTGTACGCTCAGTTCAGCCCGAAGCAATGACGATGAGCGAACTTGAGATGAACGCTGATTCCATTGCGCCTATTGTTATCCCCGGCATGATGACCCGTGAAAGCCGCACAATTGTTGTGGCCGAGGAAGGTGCCGGTAAGTCAATGATTCTTCGCACCATTGCGATGGCTGCGTCGCAGGGCGTTCACCCGTTTAGTCACCGTGAGATTCCGCCAGTTCGGGCGCTCATCATTGACCTCGAGAACCCTACGCAGGCCATTACCCAAACCGGTGTTCCATTTATGAACATGCTTCGTGAGCGTGTGGGCGATAACTACGACGAGAGCCGACTGAAGTTTTTCCGTCGTCCCGGTGGCATTGAGATTCGCAAGTTGTCTGACCTCGCTGAGATTCAGCGTGAGATTGCGGCGCACCGACCAGAGTTGGTATGCATTGGACCCATTTACAAGATGTATCGACGTGGGGCTAACGAGACCTACGAAGACTCTGCCGACGGCGCAATGGCGGTACTTGACAAACTGCGCACAACATACGACTTTGCTTTGGTCATGGAGCACCACGCCGCCAAGGGTGCCAAGGGCGAGCGTGAACTCACCCCTATGGGTTCGCAACGATGGATGGCGTGGCCTGAGACCGGTATCTCGCTCTACAAGGACGAAGTGGATAAGACCATGCTCCATGTAAAGCGTTTCCGTGGCGACCGTTTGCAGGGTGTAGACTGGCCTGACCGTATTTTGCGTGACCGTCAGTTCTTGTTTGATGGCGTGTGGGACTGATGAGTGTCATCGTTGCATACACAAACAAAGACGAATGCTCAATGTCTTTCGACTCCGGTGCTTCCGGCGACGGAATGATTTTTGAAGTAAAGACGCCCAAGGCAATCAAACATGCCGGCAATGGGTTAATCGGAGTTGCAGGGTCGTGGCGAGTAATCAACCTCGTTGCTTCCTTGAAGTCCGAAAACTGCACTCCACAAAACATTGTGGATTTGCTTAAAGGGATTACGGGCGAAGAATCCTCTATGTCTGACATGGAGATTCTTTGTGCGTGGCCCGGAAAACCGTTGGTCATTATTCAGAATGACTTTTCGGTTCTTCAATTGAACTCACCGTTTATGGCAGTGGGTTCCGGTTCGCCCTACGCTCTTGGCTACCTAGAAGGTCGCAAAGAGTTGAACAAGGGTGCGCTAACCGGCGCAGTGGAAGCAGCAATCAAGTATTCCACCAGCGTCTCTGGGCCTGTGAAAAATCTTCATTGTGCCGCTAGAGAAAGGCTGTAATGAAAAACGTAATAGCGGCAATTTTTATTGCCACATTGATTTGCAATCATAGTGCTAACCATGGTACAATTGATGCAAATGACAAAGCAAACATTAAAACAACAGAGGCTATTCTTGAAATCAAGTTCCCAGAGCCAGCCTCAAAACCAGCAGCAAAACTTAGTGCAGGAAACGAATGGGACACAAGGGCAACGGACTCAACGGCCTACTGGCCTTCAGCGTCAAGCCCCATTGCCTCGATTCCGCTCTCAGCCCAAGCAGCCTTTGCGTGCATCCGGTTTCACGAATCAACCAATCACCCGACAAGCGTAAATGTTTACTCTGGTGATGGAGGGCTTTACCAATTTGCCGACTACATTTGGGCTCACTACGGTGGCTTAAAGTATGCGGCACTTGCTCAGAATGCGAGTGGTCCTGAGCAAGACGCAGTAGCAGTAGCAGTGTATAAAGCCAACGGGGGATTTTTGCCCGAGTGGTCAGCAGACAAAGAGTGTTTTTAACAGAAAGGAACAAAATGGAAATAACGTTTGAACAATGGTACAAGATTGGTATGGAGAAGGGGTTTTGCAGTGAGCAGTTTTGCATGACCCACGATGCCTACCCTTTGCATGAATCCGAAGAGCGTGCTTGGGACGAGGGCCTAGACCCCTGCGCCCACATGGTGCGACTTGGAAACGTCGAAGACTGGGAACTGCCAGAAGATTGGTTTTCTATCTAATGGAACCAATTCGCAACTATGAATGGGCAGACGATGCCGCTTGTCGAAACAGCGGGCTTGATTTCTTTGCAGAAGAGCCGTCAGAAGAATGCTACGAACTTTGTGATGTTTGCCCCGTAAAGGAGCAGTGTTTAAAGCAAGCAATGCAGTACGAGCATTACGGATTTTGGGCGGGCACAACAGAACGAGAGCGATACGCAAAGCGTCGTGCGCTTGGCATTTCTCAGCCGTTTTTTGACCGTACAATCAATAAGCAGTTGCAGAAAGAGCGCCGTGCTCAAAAGCGAGGAGACCTTGTTTCGGACGTTCCCATTGCTCACGGCACTGAGAAGGGCTACATCCTTCACAACAAGCGGCTTGAGCCAATGTGTGACCCATGTAAGGCCGCACATCGTGAATACATTGCCGAATACCGACGCAAGAAAAAGGCCGAAGAGGCAGAAAAGAAATTGAAGGCATGAGATTTTATAAATCACTAAAACGCAAGCGAGCAATGAAGCGACACCCTAGTTCGCAACCAAAGCCCGCAGGCAAACCGATTGTAAAAACTTGGATTGTTGTTGGCACTAACAATGCCGCATCACACAACTACGAATTGAGTAGCAATGACCGACGATGAACTCCTTTGGAGTGAAACATACCCAGACCAAAAGATTCCTGGCTCCGCAGAACCCGTTGAGGGCAAATGCGGGGCCAGGCTTCGTAGCAAGGAACTCAAAGAACTTGACATTACTCGCTACTGCGTCAAAACACAAGGCATGGGCACTTCCCACCTTGGCGAAGGTCGCTGTAAGTGGCATGGTGGCTCAACGCCTACTCACGTCAAGGGCGCTGTGCAGGTTCAAATGAAGCGTGAGTTTGCAACGCTTACTGAGCGCCTTGGAGAGCCTGAACCCATTCGACCACCAGAGGTAGAAGCCTTTGTACTGGCCGGTAAAATGAAGCAGTGGTCTCTGGTGCTTGAAGAAAAGTTGCAGGAACTAAACGGCATCCTAGAGGTCACTGACAAGACAGGCATTGAGCACACCCGTGCGCTTATTGAGGTTCTTGAACGTGCTTGGGAGCGATACCAAAAGTCCCTAGAGTTCTTGCTCAAGTTTGACTTGCAGAAGCGCATCGTGGCGCTCGAGGAGCAACAAGCCAACATGATTGGCGCGGCGTTCATGGCTGTTATTCTTAGCCGTGACCTGAACCTTAAGGAAAACCAGATTGAGACAGCACGCACAATGTTTGCTCGCTCTATCATGGACCTTGGCGACGGCATGACGCCTACCTGGGCCTCTGGTCTTATTGACGGGGAAGTCGTAGAATAGAAAAAACGGGGCACCTGAGTCGTTCCAAACTCAAGTGCCCCGCAAACCTTGTCGGGCTACTAAATCAGTGTAGCAGGTGCATCAACCTTTTTCTTGCTAGCGACCTTAGCCGCTTCTCGGTCTCCCGCACCATCGTAAACTTTATACAGCCCTCGCTTGACCTTGTAAAAGTAGTCGGTGTTCTTGAGCAACTTTATTACAATAGAGTAAGTTACCCCAAGCGAGTTTTGAATTTCTTCAGTGGTCATCTCTCGACCAACGTTTTCTTTGCCCCACGCCGGCAGGACCTTATTAGGGTCTTGCCGGCGATTCTTTTTGTTCAGCACAACCTCCTCACCGGTCAATTCTTCAATCAAACGGCGGGCAACAAAGTGAGAGGTCAGTTCTTCAATAACATTCTTGTCGTCCCTAACGGACTTTTCAATGATTGCATTTGCGCGCCAGCGTTCGCTAACTTCCCAACGCTCTTCCTTTGTGAGTTTTTTAGTCATCTTCCGCTTCTGACATAAGTTCAAAATAAATCGACGTTAATAGGTTGCCAATGAAGACACCAAACGAAAACCCAACTTGGTACGGGTCGTCTACGTCTGAAACCAGTTCTTTGATGTGGTCTTGAGAAATGCAGACATAAAGCGTCGTGCCTCCGGGCATCTCGATAACGTCATAAAAATTGCCTGACGACAACGATGAAGCCGGAACTGACAATGCCAACAACTTTAACTCTCCCACTGCAAACGTGGTGATTAGACTTCCAGCCAAAGACTCTTCTCCGTCTGTCCAGCGATGATTTACTCCCATTACTGCTCCTTTCTTTCTGTGTCTGTATATTCTACCTCATCAGAGGGTGTAATGTCAAGTACCCTAAATCCATTGCTAGCAAACAAGGCTGTAAGATTGATTTCTTCAATGTCTTCGCCTTCTGCTAGGTCAATCTCTGCATACAAATTGTATGTTTTGACGTTGCGGCTCTTAAAGTCTTCTTTGCACTCGTCTATTGACGATGCTTCCCACAAGACAGAAGCGACAACACGCCGAGACAGTGAGTTGATAAGACGAACCTCGTATGCCGACGTTGGCAACGTAGGGTCAATCTTTTCTGCTTCTAGGGAATGTTGGACTACTTGCCACATGGGGATTGCATTGCAAAACTGCGTAAACATCTCAAAGGCTTCAACGGGGGCAATTCCGCCCTCAAACAAAACCCCAATTTCCTTGTATTCCCGACCGCGTTTTTCGTATGCCGAGATAACAAAAGGGGTTTCTATTTCGTAGAAGTGGTTCATGCGTCGTCCCAGCCCCGTGCTTCTGACAGCACCAAAAGTGCGCTCATAGTGTCAATTGCGCAAGAATCCAAAGGGAAAATCTTCTTGGCGTCGTCCGCAAACTGATAGTAAGCATCGTCTTTGCGGTATTTGGTGGCACCAGACGCCGCATTGTAAGCAACAGCAACCTCACGGTTGTCGGGCAAAACAATGTAGCCGAACCAGTTTCCGTTGTCGCTGACCGCCTCCATAGCAAAGTAGTAGTCGTTAAGCAACTCTAAGTTAGTAGGCTTTAGCAACTCCAACTCCAAGTCGTCTGCTTCTGCAATAAATTTGTCCATTAAGAACATGTAATTCCTTTCTCTCGAATGTTACAGCCTATCTGCAACGCATCCATTCTAACATTTTCCAGCGTCGCAGTCAAATCGAGAGCCCTGGGAACGATAATTACACGTTATACTTATAACCGAGCAGTCTCACTCCCTGTTCATTGTAGTTCCTTTCTGTCACTGCAAAATGCCCCGGCCCCTAAAAAGGTCGGGGATTTTGCGTTTCTGACTTGACACGGGCTCGAGGGTGTGGTATCTTTGAATCGAACGCATTGGGGCGTTCTAAAGACAAAAGGAGTGACATGAAAATTACAGCACCATTTCAACGGAGTTCTAAGACCAGCCGAGAGGCCGCAGAATCTGTTGAACACTTGGTTGAAACCCAACTGGAAAAAGTTTACTCGCTCATTAGCGAAAAGCCACGCACCGACCAAGAAGTAGCCAAGGTTCTTGGTATGCAGATTTCTTCCATTACCGCTCGACGCCGAGCATTGGTTCTTGAGGGACGAGTTCGAGACTCTCAACTGCGTCGCAAGAACTCATCGGGTCGCAATGCTGTAATCTGGGAGGCCGGCGAAGCAGCAGAGCCAAGTCGCCCATCTCGGAGCGAACTGGAACGCCGAATTGAAAAGGCTATTATGCACATCGAGACCGCCGGCTACCAAGAAGTAGGCAATTTCCGTGCTAATCTGCAAAACATCTTGAAGGGAATCTAGTGCGAGAAGAATACACACCCGACCCTGTTGAGACGTGGCACTGCGAAGAATTTGGTGAAGTGCCATGGAAGTGTGAAGACTGCAACCCAGAGGAGGAAGAATAGTGTTAGTTGCAATTCTATGTACATTGCTTTTTATTACGGCAATTGGAAATATTGGGAGGGGTCGATGAAATACGCATGGGAACTCTGGCTTTTTTTGGTGCCTATCGTGGCGCTGATTACGCTCTACGTCTGGCTGGACCGATGACGTTGTTGCCAGAAATGGGTGTGTTTGCTTCTTTAGCAAACAACGAAACTCAAGCATCGGTTAGCGGTCTAAAAGACTTCTGCCCCAAGTGCGGAGAGAAACTATGACCCCCGACGAACGCCAAGCCCTACGAGAGAAGCACAGCCAGGACGAAAAGAATCAATGTTCTTACTGTTTGTATGAAAGGTACCCCTGCGACGTAATCAAGGTGCTGGACGAAGTAGACCAAGCAAACTTTCAAGCGGCAATAAATTACGAACGTGGATACGATGACGGTTATAAGGTACTGGACGCTACCGAAAACCTAAAGTTTAACGACCTAAAAACTAAAGTTGAGTGCGAACACCTATGGCTCAGTAGAGCCAATGCTAAATACCAATGGACTGTTTTCACCTACTGCCCCAAGTGCGGAGAGAAACTATGACCCCCACCGAAATCAAAGCCCTACGAGAGAAGCACCAGCCCGTGTTTCAGAACATTGGCAGGGCTGGTGACGTTAATTACTGCGCCGGCTGTAAGGGTCCCAATGGCACCTTGATTCAAACGTGGCCCTGTGAAGTGCTGCGGGTACTGGAAAGTACCTTCTAAAAATAAGTATGGTCATGGTACTCGACAAAAGTGCCGATGATATGTACTTGCATTGCCCCAAAACCTGTGCTATAATAGACGGGTAACAAACAACAGAAAGGATTACAAATGATTTTGCTACTAGAATTGCTGTTTCCTGCTCTGTTCTTCGCAATGGTTGGCTATTTTGCTTACCGCTGGAACAAGGCAGTTAAGGCTGGCATCTTTCAGAAGGGCCAGTTTACTCGACACATTATCAAGGGGAACAACCGATGACACCCGAACAGGCACAAGACCCAGAGTTTCTGGCACACCTGCAACAGAAGTACCGTGAGACTCTAGAGTTTCTAGAGCCACTCGACCCCGAACTTCAGGCTGAAGTCTACCGTGAGGCGCTTATTGCCCTTGCCGGTGGCCTTGCAAACCTGTCGGGCGAGCACGCAGAAGCGCAGTACAAGAGCCTATTCGTAGGCGCAATCAAGACCGGTCGTGAACAAGCCGGATTATCCGAAGAGGAGAAGTAATGGAAGAAGTAGACCTCGTACAGATTGGCGCAATGCTTTTCAACGGCATTGGAGCCTTGTTGCTCAAGGCCGGGCTTGACGAAGAAGGCATTGGAAAGTCGCTTTCCACCGCGTTCAACCCACCAGAGCAGTAATGTCCGCAATCGACCGCGCCATCCTTGAGTTAGAAACACTACACCGGCAGTTGGCTGGGCTAGAGCATTTTGCCGCCACCCTGCAAGCACCGGAGTGGCTCGGCTACAAGGGCGGCGTGGAAGATTGCCGCATGCACATCAGACTAACTATCGAAAAACTAGAAGGAGAAAAAAATGGCTTTCAAGGCCACTAGCGACAATGTGATTCTTCGCATGGAGCACAAAGAAAAGACCACAGAGACGGGTCTCGTAATTCCACAGGGCGCAGTACCACTGCCCGACATTGCTGAGGTTATCTCAGTTGGCCCCGACGTTGAGGGCATCAGTGAGGGCGACAGTGTTGTCTTCAAGCACGGTTTGGCATACGCAGTTGAGATTGCCGGCGTCAAGTACGTTCAGGTCCCAGTTGCCGGCATCGTAGCGGTGCTCGACAAGGATAACTAATGCAGGTAAAGTTCAAGACTACTAGCAACCTGACGTTTGCTATCTTCAGTTTTCTGATGTGGCCTCTCGCCGCATTGGTGGGCGGACTGGTGACGATGCTTTTGGCGGGCGACATTCATCGCTGGGCGCCCCAGTTCCGACCTATGGGCTTCTGGCAGGCCACGTTCATCTACGCCCTTCTCTACGCCTTTACGAGCGGCCTAACGCCGTTCAAGAAGCGTGGCGACAACTAATAGATGAATACAAACAAAACTATTAATAAGCCCCCGTTATTGATTAAAAAATTTTGGTCAAAAATTAGGAGTTTCAGAACTGCAACTAAACTTTCAATTGGCTGGTTCGCCGGCCTCGCAACATGGTTTGCGATTTGCAATTGGAAAGTAATTGTGGTATCATTGGTATTCCTGATTACCGCTTGCACCTTTATCCAACTGGTGTGGGCAATAAATCGGGAGTTAGACAAACAAGAGAGTGAGAGGATGCGCCACTATGGCAAGTAAGAAAGAACTGAAGTATCGTATTGACATGTTGGAGACCAAGTTGTATGAGTTGCAACAGCGTATTAACGTTGTTCGACTTGTCACAAAAGAGCCCAGCGCCGAGGCCCGGACGTTTCACGAGGGCAAGAAAACTGTTCGTATTGACTTCCTCGGCCACATTGACCCAGTGTGGGAAGAAGAGGACAACCAATGACAGTCCTTCACAGCAGGGTCACTGAGATTTTGAATCGGGCGCACCAAACGGCGTTAGCGTATTACGAGATTGCCAAAACCACCGAAGACAAGATGTATTGGATGGGCTATCGTCGTGGCCTACAGCACATTGACGAGCAAATCCACAGCAACTTTGAGCAGGATACTCGCCCCCGTTATGACTTTACAACTCACACAATCGGCACACAGGTCACCGACAAACCTCTCAAGCCTTTTGTAAAGGAAGACGGGCTCGAGCGCCAACTGGAAGAAGTACGTCAGTTTGGTATCCAAACAGCCGAAGACTTGGCATACGCTGAAACCAACATCGAGCAACTGCTTTCAGACGTTATGGTGCTAAAGCAACGCATTGCAGAATTAGAGGGGCAACCAAAGGAAGACTGGAAGCCCTACCCTGAGCGTTGGCGCAACTACTGGAAGGAAGCAAACTAACGTGAGTGACCAGCCCAGCGAGTTTGACCTAGACCTAGCACAACGCCTTCTAAGCCTCTCTGAAGTATTAGTAGAGACGGTACGACGTGTTGAGTATCTCGAAGGCAAGCCAAAGCCATCAGATGCCAGCCTAGAAGAACGCATTGAGCAAGCCGTGGCTATTATTGCCCCCAATTACCCTGAGATGACCGAAGAAGAAGAAGCCATCGTGAACCTTTTGTGGGGTTATCCTGATGAGTAATTTTTTTGAGGGGGGCAACCAAGAAGAGGAAGCAACCGGGGCTTATTCAGGCAACTCAATAGAAGACCTACAGAACTACTTAGTAGACTTATACAACGAGACAATGACTAAGAGTGGAATAAACCCAGAGACAGGTGAGCAGTTGAACACTGAAGTTGATGGAACGAAGGATATTGAACGCCTAGAGGCTCAGATTGATACGTTTCTGAACGCATGGGGAAATAGCCTGACGGAGCGGGACCTTGATAATAAAGGCAAGTGGAATGAGTAGCGATGGGAACCATAAAAAACCATAAAAAACCATGTCAATACGCCCGTCTAAACGCACATTCCCGCGCGTATAGGGTACCCATACCCGCATAACCCCCAGTTATCGTACCAATATTTGACATGAATGTCAATTTATGGTATACTATTAGTATGATAACGTACCAAATGTGGCCGAAACCACAAGTAATAAGGCCGGCCCCAAAAGCGTAATTTTTCCCCACATTTGGGTCAAAAACTGCCAGGGGCCACACAGAATAATTTTTCCCCACATTTTTTTGAAAAACTGCCAGACCCCAGACATTTTTCCAAAGAACCGGCCCTTCGCGTATACGCGATATATATACGCGATTCGCGTACGCGATACGTATACACACGCGAGGCTTTGATTTGAGACATTTTGGGGCACTGGCTAGGCAGTCTATCCGGTTTGGATAATACGGGCACTACAGGGCAATACAGGGGCACTACAGGGGGTTTTGGATAGACTACCTAGCCGAGACTAGGGCACTACTTAGAAGTATTCGTCACACAGGTCACAAACACCTACAAACTCTGAGCCGTCGCTCATCATTCTGACTCCTCCACGAAGTAGTCGTCGTACCAGCCATCAACCCAGTCTGGGCTGTCTTCTTCTGGTTCGGGCTTTGCGACGTAGATAAAGTCCCACGCTTCCTCAAAACTGTTGAACGATAGGTTCGGGTCGTCGCTCCCGAACTCTGTCCACAGTCGGTTGCCCGCCCAGTCCTTGATAATCCACTTACTCATTAGTAGCCTCCTTCTTCGTTTAGTTTGCGGATGTAATGCAGTAGCGCCGAATAAAGGTCGGCGTCGTATTCCCTAAATCCCTGGTCAGGGATACGAAGATACTCTTGTAGGTCTTCATCCCAGATACAGCCGTCAGGAAAATGTGCTTCCAAGACGTCGGTGTCGCAAAAGAACCCACGGTCTTTGTGGTAGCCCACCACAAAATAGTGCGTGTAGGTACTCATTACAGCACCTCCACGTGAAAGTCATTGGGGTTTGCGCCCGTCTGGTCGTTGAAAAGCCCGTCAGCGTACATCAGCGCCTCATCAGCGTTTTCAGCGATAACGCTTACGGTGTAGGTGTAAGAGACCTCCATGTATGGCGTCCCGTCGGTGTCATAGTTTACAGTCATTATTGTTCTCCTCCGTAGGTGTAGTCGGTGTCAATAGCCCAGTTGTAGGGGTTGAAACCGTATTCTTGAAAAATCTTTCGTGATGCAAGTTCCAGCAGAACGTCTTCAATGTCCGCTTCCAGCCGGTCGTCGTCGGGCGTTCTGTCGTAGTAGACAACAGTGTTTAGAACCATGTGGTCGCAAGTAATGCTTACGAAGTAAACGTGGTGCTCTCCCATTTTGTATCCTTTCTGTCTGTCACCACCGCTTTTCGGTGATGAACCATTGTACCACGGGTTTTTTGCTTTGTCAAGTCCTAGTGGTGAAAATCTACCAAGACTAAGAATTGACGAGTGGGGTCTGTTTCCATGCGCTCACGGAGATACTTGAAGTCTTCGCACCATTCTTTCAGGTCGTAGAAGTAGGCATCGTGCTTTCCGTTGCCCTCGGCAATGGCAATAGCCTGACGGAGATGGTAAAAATCAAGACTGCGTCCGGCATCACGGCCATCAAAGTTGCGCACTTCTTCAATGATTGCCTCGGTGTCAATGTTGCTCAACAGAAACTTGATTTCATTCACTCGGTTGAGACGGGCACGCTCCAAAAAGTCCTCAAACTTTGTGGGGTCGTCTGCGTAGCAGTGAACCTCGCCCTCGTCCTCCCAGCGCCCCCCGATTTCTGCCCAGTCGCTCCACGGAAAAACGGGGTTGTCATCGTGCGTCAAAGCAATGTCTACTTGAGAGATTGCGTCTTCGGCGTTGTCAGCCTCTACTGCGATAAAATGTAATACGTGCATTATGCTCCTTTGTCTCTGCACCGGCTTTTCCGGTACTCATCTATTATAACAGGGGTTTTTTACTTTGTCAAGTCAGTGGTCAAAGAAATCGAAAACTTTGTCCGTGACTGCTACGTTCCACTGTAGCATCTCTACTAGCAAAGAATACAGCAGTTCGTTGGCTTCCGTCTCCTCGCCGTGAAACTTGCGCTCGGCGTATAGGATAAGGGCGCTCGACGCCTCGGTTGCGCTCCTCACTCTAAGCCCTCCCAGTCGTCGCTCGTCGCCCGTAGGTAAAACTCGGCGGGGTCTTCATCAAAAAGGTGCAGTTGCGCCTCGCTAAAATCCTCGGTGTCGAAGATAAAGAGGTCGTAATCCTCGGCGCTACCATAGTTGCCGTCAAAGCCTACATACATTTTTGCCATTATTCGCTCTCCTTTAGAACGCCGTCAATGAATGAATAGTTGGTGTAAATGATGACCTGACCCTCGTTGTCAAGGTCAATGTCGCAATTCGGGAGTGCTTTCTGCACCGCCTCTACTAACTGCTCAATAGTGGTGTAGTTGGTCATTAGTTCTCCTCCACGTCAATGCTGTATACTGATGCAAAACCCTTGTAGTCTTCGTAGCGCCAGCCCTCGGCTTCCGCTTCCGCTTCGCCGTCGGCATCTACGTCAAACCGGTACTCAACCATTACCGTCACGCTGTACGACGTAGGGCTGTCATCTTCAGTATCCTGAACCTCGGTGCTTACAACTTTCTTAGTGGCTGTCGCCATTGGTAATCCTTTCGGTAAATTGCCGAGACGTTTTCTCGACCCAAACAGTATGACACACGCCGACGTCAATGTCAAATCATTTTCCCCATTTTTTTTTGAAAAACTCTTCGCGTACGCGATTCGCGTACATGCCCACGCGATACGCGATTTCGCGTATGCGCACACGCGATAGGGGGAGATTGCCCCCAAACTTCGGGGGCAACCTCCTAGTCCAATTCTTCCAACTCTTCGTCCTCGACCACAGTTTCCTCGCTCCACGGCTTGACTGTGATGTAGTAGCCCATTCTGTTCACAATGTGGTAGCCGTTCACAATGGTTCCGTCGTCCAGTTCCGTCCACACCATCTCGACGGGCTGACCCTGAACAAACTCCAGTTCCTCGCCGTAGGTCTCGAACATCTTGACAAAGTAGTATGCCCTAGATTGGAAATGATTATCTAGGGGCTGATACTGGTTCCACCAATCCTCGAACTTCATCATACCGCTACCACGGGGAGAAAGTCAAGGACAAACTCGTGAAACGACTTAGGCTCATAGACGGGTCGCCAGTGACTGTCCGCAAAGTCTTCGCTGTAGACACGCTCATAGATAGAAACTTCTTCCTTTACGTGGTCTACTTCTACCAAGCGCCAAGCGTCGCCAGCCTCACGGGTACTGATGCCGTAAGAAAGGTTGCTCTCGTCGCCTCCGAGGAGCGTCTGAAAGATGATACGATTGAGGTAGTCCTCATCGCCCCACCGGTCACGCCCCTTGTCCAGCCCCTGCGCCACAATTTCGGGCAGTCGGTAAGCAGTCCAATGAGTGTAAAAGTAAATCGGCTGTCCGTATTCACTAACTAACTTGATGTTTCCACGGTCTCCCACGGTAATCCCTTCTGATAAAAGCACCGGCTTTTCCGGTACTCAACCATTGTATCAGGGGTTTGTGTCCTTGTCAAGCCAAGTCCAACCTTTTTCTTCAAGGTCTTCTCGGAACTCCTGCGCCGCCTCTGGTGTGGTGAACGCTGTGGCCTTAGTTAGTGCAACTGCGTCTGGGCGAATACCCTTGTCACGCTGTAGCAGTCGCATAACCTGCGACTTCGGATTAGGCTTCTCTACGGCTTCCTGCAACTCTGTCCAAGTCACCTCGTCACTGCGCACAAGCAAAAGCCCGTCAGCGATGCCTATAAGCCCGTCTGCCGTCACGAAATACAAGTTCTGTGTCATCTGATACCTTCCCATAAATAACCCGTCTGAGGGGCTTACAGTATGACACGTAATTATTCTTGACTTTCACTCACGCATACGCTATAATTAGTCGTGCGATAATTTTTCCCCATCTTTTTCTCAAAAACTGGCTACTTTCGCCCGTAGTTTCTTTAGAAATCCTCTCGCGTACGCGATTCGCGTACCCGCGCCTACGCGATTCGCGTATACACGCACGCGAAAAAAATGGCGGAGCCGGAGCGAACACACGTTCGCCCCGACCCCCTGCCACTACTCGGCTTCCACCGTCTCCGTCTCTGCGCCGGTGATGAAGTTCGTAGCCTTCTGCGCCCGACCCACTGCCTTTACTAGCATCTTCGGGTCGTTCTTCAGAACCTTCAGCCAAGACTTGATGTAAGCGGTGCTGTTGTCCAGTGTCTCGGGCAAAACACCGGTTTCACTGCACAAAAACGCACTCGTGAACTCTGCCACCAATTCCTCTTCGCTGTAGAGTTCGCTACCGAAGTAGTGGTTTTCCACGACGCCGTCACGGTTTAGGCGTGACTTGTGACCGGTTGAGTGACCCATCTCGTGAAACGCCGTTGCATAGAACGAACTATCGCTCACGAAGTTGGACTGCTGGGGAAGTTGGATACCGTCTCGACTAGGTGAGTAGTAGGCTCGGTTTCCACCAAAGGCTAGGCTCGGTGCATTGTCACGGGCGAAGTAGTTGTCCATAATGCTCTGCGCCCCCTCAATGACTGCAACGGCATCACGGGCAACGGGCTTATCGTAGGCTGGCGCTTTCCCGTCTTCCCACGTCGCTTGCTGGGCGTTGAACACGGTGAAGTAGCGCATCACCACCGCCTTCTTCTTGTCCCCGTCAGCGTTTTCGGTCTCAAACTGCTTCCACAGGACTACGGGAGTGCCCCTCTCGCCCTTCGTGACCACGCCTCCACGCTCGGTAATCTGCTTGAACGTTCCCCACCACGGGCTTTCGTAGCCCTTGTCCATAGCCTCAAACATCAAGAGCATAAAGTTCATACCCTTGTAGGTCTTGCCACTGCTCATTGACTTAGGCTTGTATCCGTAGGCTATCCATTCCTTGCGCCACGGTGCGACGTTGTTTTCCAGTTGCTTGATGATAGTCTGGGCGACTACCTCGTAAGCGGTCTTGCTCATTTGCTTGCTCCTTTGATTAGTTGCTCCGCATTTCGGAACGTATCCATTATGACAGGTCTCGGCGTCGCTGTCAAGTCAAAACGCATCTTTTTTTTAGATAGGGACTATCTGCCTTTGATACTTGACTTTTGGTGTGGCCTATGGTATAATTTCCCCATACGTTTTCTAAAAATCCTCGGGTCGCTTCGCGTGCATACGTACGCGATACGCGAATCGCGTGCCTACATACGCGAAATGCCCCCAACGGGGTTATCGGGGGTCGGGCTTGCGCCCAACCCCCTACCCGTTGCCTAAGCGAGACCCTTCAGGTTGTCTAGGGCGTTCTCCAAGTCCGCAAGCGAACTCTCAAGGTTGCTACTTGCATCTTCGGCGCTACTCTCAACGCTGTCGGCGTTCCGCTTCAGGTCATAGATTTCAGACTGCAAATCTTCAATAGCCGCCTTGCTATCCTCGGAGTTAGAGATAGCCGTCTCCACCAAATCAACCAAAGTATCAAAGTCTTCACGCTGAACGACAATAACGTCATCACCCATCAGGGACTTAGCCAACTCAATAATCTGACCCTTGACATTTGAGAGGTATGCTTCACGCTCGGAGAGGTCATTCTCCTTAGCGGTGATGGCACGCTCCTTGACCCCAACTGCACGCTCACGGTTTTCCAACGCCAACTCGGCGGTGGTAGTGGGCGTGAACTCGGAGGCAACCTCAGTGCCGTAAGTGACGTGTTCCATTGTTGTAATCCTTTCGGTAGTTTGTCTCGGCGTTTCCTCGACCTAACTAGTATGCCATAGGTCGGGGCAAAAGTCAAATCGTTTTCCAACTATTTTTGAGATAGGGGCTATCTCCTTTTGATGCTTGACTTTTGTGGCCCCGTGTGCTAAAATCTCCCCAACTTTATTTGTAAAATCTCCTCGCGTGCGTGTTCGCGTGTATGTGTACGCGATACGCGATTCGCGTGTATGCGGGCATACGCGAAGGGGGTGTTTCAGGTGGGGGTCGCCCCCCACCCTACTCCTACTCGTCGTCTCCCTCATTCCACGGCACTACCTCAAACATCGCACCCATTTCGTCGTGGCTAGAGCGAATGACGGTCAGGGTCTTGTTGTCTTCGCTCAACTCCCAGCGAAGAATGAAGTCCCCGTTCAGGGTCAGGTTGTTCAGCAATTCCCTGAACGCGGTCAGTCGTCCCGTGTGTCCGCTACCGTTAGTCCAACCCATACGCCGACCATAGATAGCGAACTCGTCGGTCTCGTTCGCCAAGCACCACGGAGTAAAAGCGTTGTAGGCAAAGTCTTCGGTTGCGAAGTCCCAGCACTCGCCGGAGCAAGACTCATAGGCAGGTGTGCAGGGTGTCCCGCAGTCGCAGTTTTCGGGATAGGTGTCGTCCGTGAAAGTCATCTCGCAACTAGGGCAGTAGTAGCAGGTGCAACTAGAGGTGATTACTCCCTTAGCAGGGTAAGTGGTTGTGGTCATTGTTTCTCCTTTTCGTTATACCGCTTTTCGGTATGTATCCATTATGACAGGTGCAGGGAAAAAAGTCAAATCACTTTCGTAGATACCCCCTATCTTTTTTCTAGATACCTCGAGATTCTTCGCGTGTGTGTATACGCGAACCCTGCACCACCTACCCTTCAACTTCTGGATAGGTGGCCACTAGGTAGGCGTGGGCTTCGTCTATTGCTTCCCAAATGTCCCCGCAAATGATGTAGGTCTCTTCGTTCTCAACGTCTTGTCCCTCGCTGGTGTCGAACAGTTCTATCCAACAGTTGTTCACCACGTCGTTTTCGGGGGCGCTCCACACGTTCATTAGTTCTTCGTCGTTAGTGATGTTGCTAGGCAAGTCCCAAGCACTTCGCCAGACTGTTCCGTCTGCCAAGTTTAGGCGCATCTCCCCCAAGCAGTAGATAGTCACCCGACCGTTGCCATAGTAGTAGTCTCCAATTGCGTTTACAATGCCACCGCCTTCGCAGAACCAAATGTCGGCGCTACGTTCTTTTGTGAGGGCATAGTTGCTCTCGAACACTCCGCCCTTAGGCGTTTCGTAGGTGTAGGTCATCTCATCTCCTTTGTTGGGGCTTTTCCCCGACGTATCCATTATGGCAGGTGCAGGGAAGAAAGTCAAGCCGGTTTCAATCTTTTTTTGAGATAGGCATTATCTGTAGAATTGACTTGACTTGTGGCCGACGTTATGGTATAATTTTTCCCCAACTTTATTTGTAAAATTGCCATTGTCATCTCGTGCACGCGATTCGCATACGCGATTCCTGCACGCGATTCGCGTACGGGTGCACACACGCGAAAAAGAGAGTGGGGATACCTCAAGGGGGCGGGGTCAAGTGACCCCACCCCCTCGGCGTATCAGTGAGGGGGTGCTGTGATAGCCACCCCACTCCCCTAGTCTTCCCCGAAACCCTGTTCAATCAGAACGGTGAAACCCTTGTTAGGGTCTTCACCCTCTAGTGCGCTCCTGACAGACTGAACGAAGCGCAGACTGCAAGACTCCTCAAACCATTCCTCAACCGCGCAAAGCATCTCGTACTCGCTGGCGCTGTCCAGTGTGATGACGTGTTCGTACTGGTAGCCGACCATTTTATCCACTTGTTCATCGTCCATCAGAACGTAGAT